TCCGAACATCATTAGTCCTCCTCTCTATTATCCCACAGGGCTAGGCGATAAACTGCGTTATGATACTTACCAAGTAATTCTGGATTGACACCTGCTCTAAGAAGCTCCTGCTCTAAAAGAAACTCTTGGTAGCTGTGCACATCCATCGTTGCGTGGTGAGGTATCCCATCTCCATAGTCTAACTCTAACTCATAGCACGAGTAAGGAGATAGATGACCTCTCTTTGGTATGGCTGGTTCAACAACACTAATTACTTTTATTAGTTGCTTTTGCATCTTACTCCTTTCTTTTATAACTCTTTGAATACCAAATACTGCCCATATTTATTTGTAACTACATCTAAGGCAGTCTGCTTCGCTTTTATGTGAGCTTGGCACTTGGTAATATGTTCCTGAAGCAGGTCCATTATCTGGGTATAAGTAGGCTCTTCAGAAATCCTAAGGAACTCTATGAAAGTTGCCGCGCTAGATAATCCCAGAATCACGTCTGAGTCATAGCTCTTTCCCTGATACATATTTTTGGAAAGATGAACTGAGCCAGGAGTGCAGAGGCAAAGAACCTTAGCAGACCATCCACTACTTGTGGATAAGATCAGTTCAGTGGTCTTGTCCTCTTTGTCTTGTTCCCCTACTTCTATATTTCCAAATATACTGAAGACCTGATTAGACTTAACGTGAACTGCATAGTTTTCATCTTCAATACCAAGTTTACTAATGTCTTCTCTTGCTTGAAGATGAAGTCTAAGTGCCTCAGGACTTTGGCACTCTTTACTTGTGATTAACTTTACTAGACCAACTGTAACTCCATTGTCGGTAACATAATCATTAATCCAGCTAGAATAAGTTATAAACCTAGCCTTGAACTTTCCATTATAACCAAAGCTCTCTTTAATACCTTGACGAGTAAGGACATACTCCTTAGCACCATACAAAGAAGCGCCCTCTTTCCTAGGGTTGATCTTGATCTTAGCATTACATCCTACTAGTTTAGAGGCAGAGCACATAAGTATATTCTTAAACTTAGGCTCATAGGTATTCTTGAATTGTAATTCATTTTGTAACAAGCAGAACTCCTTAAGTTTCTTATTCAAGGCTTGATACTTCTTTACATCATTCGGATTTACTATCATAACTAATCACCTCCTTAGTAGTGTGCTAATTCTATTTCTGTACGCTCTTTAGTAGTTGCTAACCTTAGTCTTTTCTTAAGACTATTCACAGAAGGAAAGCCTGTTTTATATGGCACCTTATCTTGAAAAGGCTTAAAGCCCTCTTTGTTAGAATACCAGCCTAGAAAAGTTGCACAGAAGGGATACTCCCCAGGCTTCCCTAAGTAAAGTTTCCATACACTCTTCCAGTTCCAGTAACCCCCTCGATCTATGCAGATTTGATCAACATATTTCATAGGTTCTCCAAGATTAGAGCGCCTATCTCACTAGCCGGACATACTCTATATCCATCTAGAGATAACTTGCGTTCACGATAGACACATTCCGGAAACTTCTCTTTGGTCTGTGCGTCTACCAACATCTGCCTACAATAATCACAATCCATTTCAGTAGGACATTGATCACACTTACGCACTACCAAGATGAGGCGCTTTCCATCCCTTTCTCTAACATAGGCTTCGTTCTCATCAAACATTGGCTCTTTGTTATTTTGTTTCATCCTTCCTCCTTAAAGGTTCTTGAAGCAAATCTCTGCCTCAAGTTGATCTACTACTTTAGAGTCAGTGATTACAGTTAGGTAGTCATAGGGTACTAACCAAGTTGGAAACCTAGTATACCAGATATCATCATCAGGAGATGTCATAACCCTTACTAGTATCCGTGAGGGTTCTACACAATTGACTATCTTTACCAAGCAACCCTTTATGGATACATGTCTAGGCTTTACATATGCTAAGTCTCCGTTCTCCATAATATGTTCTTTCACAATTCCTCCACGAATTGGTTGAGTTTACGGGCATCATATTCTTGTTCTGTGATCTCTACTAAGGCGTGGCTTTGATCAAGGCATCCATTCAGCCCCAGTACTTTTATCTCTCCCTTACCAGCGAATAGGCACTTATGATAACTCTTAACATTTTTGCAATTACAGAAAGTGCAAATACCCGCTTTGAATACGGCATTAGGGGAGTAAATCCATCGATAGTAATGCCCCATCTTTAGGAATACTCCCCATTCATTATTCATTCCTGCTCCTCTTCTTTATCTCTGAAGTCTAGATTTACCTTTTCCCCGAAAGGTATCTTGTCTAGCTCCATTCCACCCTGTGTGATACACCAAAGGACTTTCATATTCGGTGCATCTGTAGGGAACGAACCATATCCATCCGTGAAGAATATCAGCAGTCTCATAGATGGCTTATTCTCTTCTACCCACTTAAAGACTGGGATGAAGTCAGTTCCTCCACCACCCTTGATTTCTAGATTGGCTACATCTTCCTCAGAAGTAACCTCTCCTACTGTGTGAACTTCAGCATCACAAGTTACTACCGTAAGATGCACATTGCTATAAGCCTTGACAATTCCTACGGTTTCACTTAGGCACTCTTTCAAGTCCTTAGGAGACATTGAACCTGAAGTATCAAGTGCCACTCCTATTTCTAGGCTCTCTCTTGTTACGCTTGGCATATATACACCACACGCAAGAGAACGCTTAGATGGTCTAGAATAAGAGAAGTCATAAGGAATTTCCCTTACGATGAACTTCTGTAACATTTCTCTCCAATTCAATTTCGGATAGTTCAATTCATCTACATACCTATCCAATCCCGCTGGAGCCTTACCTTGTAACTTGGCGTAAGCATAACCCTCATTGATGATTTGTTTCCAATTCTTATCATCTTGACCAGCTCCCTTTCCTTTTTGAGGGTCATCTTTACCATCCCCATCACCTCGCATATGCTCGTCAAAGCCATATTGCTTTTCCTTAGGAAGTTTCTTTTCTAATTCGTGATACACTTGTTCCCAAGGTTTCTTATCTATCTTCTGGATTTTTATATTACCATTGATAGTTATCTCGTGGTTATGAGGAAGCAATCCTTCCCTAGGAAGTTGCATCTGGTTCTCTAGGATAATATCATTGATTACAATATCCTGAGCCACATTACTTACCTTGGTATCTTTACCCCTCAAGCCCTTAAGATGCTCAAGGGCTATATGCATAACTTCGTGGCATACTACTCCCTTAACTTCATCCTGCGTCATCTTATTGACAAAGTCAGGGCTATAATACATATTCCCTTTATTGTCAACTCCCATAGTTGGAACTTGTGGTCCGGTCTTATTCGCCGGATCACACTCTATAGGTGTAAGATGAAGAGCAAGATAAGAGAAGAAAGGATGTGTCTTCTGAAGCCCAACCCTCGCTTTGATTATCTTATCCTTAGCTTCTTGATTCATTATACCTCCTTAGGTTATTCAACCATAACATATTTCATATATTTCTTGTAGACATCCGCTACAGCCTTATCCTTCTGTATGAAGGTAAGCAAGGTCGGAACATTACCCTTGATGAATCTTAAGAGCAATATTGCGAATTCAGCTTCGAAGTGTTCCGCAACCTTACAGACTTTCGGCAAGGTTGTCTTTGTATCCTTCTTGACAAGTTCTGATAAAGCGCTTACCAAGGAATATCTTACATCGATTCCCTTGATGTCGGCAGCCTTCTCAGGATGCTCTAAGATATCCTTAAGATCGATCTGCTTGGTAAGTTTCAGATAGGCTACGCATTCCGTAGCAACACCCTCTCCGATTGCTGAACTCATCAGAGTCAGTAGTTCCTGATTGTCAACAACATCCTTGATAAGAGGGGAGCAATACCTCGACCACGACCTAGGCGTAGGGAATGCTTTATCCTTCATCTTGCTATCGAACTTAAACAAGTGCTGAGGCTTAAAGTTCAAGAAAGTCACGATTCTTGAATCGATCTGATTGGCAATTGCCCAATCTGTCCAGTCTACTATTGGCGGGCAAGCTAGTTCCAAGTGTACGAACCTATTACATAATGGACCAGCTAACTCGAAGGTATAGGCTTTATCCTCTGCCCTATTACCAGCCGCAATTATACCCCAACCATCTGGCAACACATAGTCTCCAAGTTTCCTATCTAATACTAGCTGATAGGCAGAAGATTGGACCAGAGGAGGAGCAAGATTCACCTCATCCAGAAGCAATATCCCCTTGCCCTTGGTAGGCAACCAGCTAGGGAAAGCCCAGGCAGTCTTACCTTCCTTGCTTACATAAGGCAATCCTCTTAAGTCAGAAGGGTCCATCTGGGATAACCTTACATCTATTACAGTAAAGTTTTCTTCTTGAGGAGACCCTCCCTCGACATAAGTAAGCTTGGACTCCTTAGCTAATTCCTGAGCAGTCTCTCTTACTGTCTCTGACTTTCCTATTCCAGTTGCTCCCCATATGAATGCAGTTACCCTATGGGCATAAGACCTCTTTAATACACTCTTTAATTCATCGTGAGATATACTACGCATCCTTATCCTCCTTTTTTATTGGTCCAAATCCAATTACTTTCTCTTCACATTTCTTTTCTTCCTTCTTTGTTTCTGCTCCTACTAGTTTACTCCAGAGAGTTACTAAGGCAAGTTCAGACTCCGGCATTTCGGTTTTAACTTCCTGAATTGCCTTAAGTAATTGCGTGGTATCCTCACTCTCCATCTGCTTTCTACCAAGCGTATAACCTCCCTTGTAAATGTAGGTATACAGATTGGTTAAGCCGGTAACAATACCCTTTAGGATTGCCAATGCCAGAACAAACCAGGCAAAGACCCTCCAATCCAGTGTTATCATATTACCTCCTATGTTGTGATTGGTTTTATTTGATCTTACCTTTTATGTAATGGTAACGATATTCATAGACTCGCTGTTTCAATTTCTTTTCGTCTACGGTTGAATGATGTTTCTTCAGATCATCTAAGAGTTGTGAATTAGTTTTATTTAGTCTTAGTCCTCCGATCAGTATTGAGTGAATTGTAGGAACATCAGATTTTTCAATAGGATCTAATATCTTTTCAGGTTCGTTCTTTTCTTCCTTTCTAATTTCTGACTTAGCTACAGCCAGTTGATTCTTTACTTCTTCTACCGTTGAATCTTTATATCCCAAGATGGTAAGTTCTACTACTTTCTCATCTGATAACTGTAGAGCAATAAGCTCTATAATAAACTCTTTTCTTTCCACTCTCTTCACCCCCTATAGATTTTTGGCTACAAGTATAGCCGAACAAGTTGGACAATTCTCTAATATTTCCTTTAGATCGCTGATCTTTAGGTCTAAGGCTTCTATTGTAGAATTTAACGAGTCAATATCGGCCCCTAAGGTGTCTACTTTCTTTTCAAGCCCGCTGACTTGATTTTGTAGATCCTGTATACAGACTTCGCAGTATACATCATCATTTCCACTCATAGTGCTATGGCATTTAGGAGTGGCACAGCTAATTTCAATATCCATACTTTCCTTTCTAGTAATAGATCTCTATACCTAAACCTATTACTCTTGCTATGCTTCGATAATCTCTACTTCTGATTGTATGACGATACACGAAGTTCAAGAAGTTGATGAAGTGTCTCATCTCTTTACCCTCCCTATTAGCCTATCATAAATCTCTTGAAAGCGATTTAATATGATAGGTTGTTCTTTATAAACTCGTCGGAATACATCTTCTGTGCCTTCAATACCAGCTTGTTTCATAAGGTGCTTAAGACTATCCGCAACGAGAGCATCCACTAACTCCTTACCCTCAGGAGGAAGTGCATCATACCGCTCTTCATCATAACTCATCTTATCCTCCTAGTCTAATGAACCACCTGGAACAAAGTCATTAGGAAGTTTAACTCCTACTCTCCACCCGGTAGAAGTTTTCTCTCTCCATATAACTTTACCGCTACAAAGAACAGTTTGCACCTCTTCCCCAACAAGAGGAGCTTGCTCATCCCGCTGTAATATTAATATCACATCGTGTCTACTATTAGCCATTTTTTCCTTTCTTCCAAATTAAGAGCAAGTCTTTAAACTCATTAAAGGCTATACTCTCTGTTGGATGTAGTGCTTTATCCCATTGCTCTTTAGGGAGTAAGTTCTCATCCCCAAAGCTAGGATATTTATATCCATCCGTAGGAACATAATGCACTATCATATTACTTACTGATAGTTGATTTCGTATTATCCTCTTACACTCTGTTAAAGATAAGTGCTCTAGAACTCCGTGAGAATATATTACATCATACTTCTGATGTAGTGGAGTTCTAATATCTTTACAGATATAGGAGATAGGTAACGGTTGTAGTCTGTCTTTAGCTAGTCCTAACATTTCTTTATCATTATCCATAAGAGTAAATCTTCTCTTAGGATGATAGACTAACTTAGTGACTAATCCCGTACCACACCCTACTTCCAGAAAGGACTTTCCTACTTGGGAGTCTAGGGTATCTAAGAAGATAGCATACTTATCCATAAAGTAGTGTTCATATGCTATACTAGTTATCCTAGACTTGTAGAATTCTTTCCAAGTCATCTAGCCCTCCAGTACTTTGATTGTCCATTTAAGGACCGCTACTTCTTTTCTAAGTCCTACAATGGCTTCCTCAAAGATATGGTGTTCTGTTCTATCACATTCCGACATATGGGAAGTGTAATTAAACAGATGGTCCTCTGCTAATCTCAATCTTGACTTTATCATTTCTATTTTCTTATCCATCGTATCCTCCTATAGGTTAGGGTTATATGTACGCGCGAGATGGCTTTTTACTAGGGCATGATCTACCCTATCATCTCCGTAAATTTCCCTTGCACTATCCTCCCCATCATTGATTATAGAGTTAAGCAACCCCACTTCAGGATCAATCTTCTCATAATAAGCATCTGGATTATTATGGGAGAAGTATAACTCATCAACCACATCGTCTTTTCTATTACGCTTTGACATCGCAGGCCTCCTTAGGTAAGTCTCTGGTTTTCTTTCTTGTGATTACTGTACCATCCGGTAACCTTACCAAGACGGTTGTCTTACGATTCTCAATAAGTTCTGCTACAATTTCAACCCGCCCGCCTTCGCCATCATTGACCAGTACTTTTATAGCACTCATCTCCGGCTCCTTTCATTAGTTAAGTAACGACCATACTAACCCTAATATGATCGCAGTCTTTAACATAACCCAAGTCCACACGATACGCAATGCGTGTCTATGCTTCATCCTTGTCCTCCTTAAGTTGGTATTACCATCCCGTTCAATTTGTCCCAACCCTTAATCTTATTTCCATCTCCAGCATATGATCCGTGGAAGTGTAGCACTCTTGCTTGTCTCTGTATTTCAGCAGGAGTTTTTCTACTCTGATCAATCCATTGCTCTGGTATGTTTCCGTTCTTCTTCAATCTCCTAAGAGATTCTAGCATCCAGTTGGTATCGAACTTAGGAGGAACATCACACGCGCTCTTAGTCATCTTATACTTAATTGCCATTGCCTTAGGTGAGCAGATCTGGACCTTGCGTGAATGTGAATTGAGTCTACCCATTGCGCTTAACTTATACATTGTGTTCTCCTTTCATTGCTTGGTATGTGCTTACTCCACTTGCTATGTTCTCCGCATAGGCTACTGCTTGATTGAAGTCTAACCCTTTGGCTAGTGTTGCCCTTGAGATTGTACGAGTGCCATACTTAGTGAGCTGTACAATGTCGAAGCTCTTAACTCCATTGCTACTTATGAACATCTGAGGTTGTATCACTTTGCTAATCATATTGTCCTCCAGTCTATTAATTCATCCACTCCAAACTCTATTGCTACCAAGTGCCACTTCCAAGCCATTGTCTTATTCATTGCGTCCCCCTTAGTTGTTCCATCCTCTTGCTATCTCAAGTCTTACGCTAAACCTAGTCCCAAGCCTGAAGATACTCAGAGTCATCCATCCCATAGTATATCTTAGGTGTATGTACTGCTTGTGCTGTCTTGGTTCTTCTCTCTTTACTCCTGTAAACTCTGCGTATTCTTCTTCAAACTTGCTTGCTGGTCTGTCTTTCTCTTTCTTCATAACTACTGCCCTCCTCATTGGTTGCTTTACTTCTTGCTCTTCCAAGAGCGTTCCATCGCATCCCAAGTGTATAACCTATCACTTCTTGCTATTATATAGTCAACATTAGTCTGTCCGTCAAGTGCTGGTGTCTTGTAATACATCTTCAGATAATCGCCTAACCACTTGTCATCTCTATTGTTATCCACTTTTTTAACGAAGTCATCAATCTCAATTTTTTCCTCTTCAACCACTTCGTAATATTCAAATTGATGCGTTCTGCGGGTTGCTCTATCATCTTGATATATATACTTGTATTTTTCCTCACTAGCGTTTTTCATAGTTTTATCCCTTCTGGTTATATGCTCTGCCTCTGGTTATAATTATGCCGTTCTGGAAGCACTCTTTTTTTGGTTTTCTGGTTTTCAATTCCATAAGAAGTATAGCATATGAAAATGTTTTGTCAAGAAAATAAGTAAAATATATTGGTATCGTAAACCATTGAAAATACATAATTTAAGTAATTTATAAGTAAATATATTTAAGTTATATACATCGAATCATTTGAGTCAGTTTAACCTACTAATGATTATTCAAATTGAAAGCCATTTCAATCCCCCATGAGTTACATAAGGTGTCCATTGGGTAATAAGGTACCTTTAGGCCTATTACTAGGTACTACCTTAAAATAGGGTATATCTGCTTATTAGGTACCATTGGGGTTAAGTTAAGGTACCATGCTGGGAATAAGTAGTATATAGGAGCCAGAAAGGTACCCGAGCAGGTATGTATATAGGAAATAGTTTAGTTATATGGACAATATATTAAAATTAAACAAAATATATACCCTTTAGGGTACTTTAGCTTATGTATATAGATAAATTTAGCTGTTTATAAGAATGGTTTGTGCTTAGATCCTGGACATGATAGTAATTGAGCTTGATTCATATATGTGTTTATAGTAACTATCTTTGAAGAGTGCATGTAAAATACCCAATAAGTTGCTCTAATAGTAAAATTAAGAAGAAGGTACTTAGAAAAAAGGAGTTAACCTATTTTAATTATATTCCAGATAGTACTAATTTCAGTTAATGAAAGTAGTATCTAACCTATTACAAATACATAAGTTTTATTATAGTATTATTATTATGGCAATAGTTTTCAATTGGTGAGAAGATATGGTTAATACGGTTCAGCTTGCTACTGAAAAACTCATGCTAGCTGAGACATTCTGCAACGGGATTATATCCCGGCCATTGACCCTAGCGAGGGCTGGCCTAAGCGTGATAGGTAGCGAGCTTAAATTTTAAATAGAGGTGCCTTTATGTATGTTCAAAGTGAGAATCTGGAAATAATCCGTGGGGATAGTAAGTCCTATTTGTTAGAGTTTACCGACGGAGCAGGGCTAGCTAAGGATATAACTGGGTGGGTAGTATTTTTTACAGTAACTGATAATCTAGAGGCCGTGGATGACTCCCATGCACAGATAGTAAAGACAGTAACAGTTCATACAGACCCTACCCATGGTAAGACTACAATTAATCTTCTCTCAACAGACACAAATCTTGTGGGAGATTATTATTATGACATACAGGTTAAGTATGATGGTAAAGTAGAAACCATAGTTTCTGGAGTAATAACTTTTAATGTAGATGCAACAAAACGTTCCTCATAAATATGGCAAATGCTTCCGAAAGTATATTTGTAACAGTTACTGAGGCCCAGCCCATTCATGTTACAATGACTGAGACTGAGGTAATTAGGGTGGCCATTACTACTTCTGGGGCCACCGGACCACAAGGTCCAATAGGGCAGCAAGGTCCCGCGGGTGCTGGAGGACTAGATCCAAACAGCCATATTCACGCTGACCCACTAGCAATTCCAAGAGTTATGGAGTATGTGGCTCCGTTTAAAGCATATGTGGTAACTGAACCATAAGTATATGTGTAGATTACTCAGAGGGTTCTGAGCTTTGTTTTAGAAGTAATATAATAAAGGAGAAACAAAATGGCACAGTATAGAATACCAGTTTTAGAAACATTTTCATGGCAACCTCCAGTCCTTGATGTACTCGTAACTCCTGACTCCACCCCCGATAAGGGAGATCGTCATATAATTGGTGTTGGAGCAACGGGAATATGGGAAGATAAGGATAATTGGATTGCAACTTGTACAGGAGTTGGTCCTGTAACATGGACCTATGATATTCCAGAAGATGGATGGCAAGTATGGAATATGGCAACTCAAGAATTTTTGTATGTTATAGGTGGTGTTTGGGAATCTAGAGACGTAGTAGGGCCACAAGGTGACCAAGGCCCTCAAGGTGAAGCTGGACCTCAAGGAACTCAAGGGGACCAGGGGGATCAAGGTTTTCAAGGAGATCAAGGACCCCAAGGAGATCAAGGCAATCAGGGATTCCAGGGAGCTAAAGGTGACCAGGGAGACCAGGGATATCAGGGGCTTGGATTTACCTGGAAAGGTCCTTGGGTTGCAGGAGTTTACGCTGTTAATGATGTTGTAGAGTATTTTAGTAGTAGTTTTATTTGTATTCAAGCTACTACAGATGAAGAACCCACGGTTGATACAGCTTATTGGGAAGTAATGGCTGCTAAGGGAGCTGATGGGGAAACTGGAGATCAGGGATTTCAAGGAGATGAAGGGCCCCAGGGTGAAATGGGTTACCAGGGTGACCAGGGCAATCAAGGCTTTCAAGGTGACGCGGGTGCACAGGGTGACCAGGGTAACCAAGGAAACCAAGGTGCACAGGGTGATCAAGGCGATCAGGGAGATGCCGGAGCTGATGCAGAGGGCTTTGTATGGAAAGGCCCTTGGGTTTCTGGAATTTATGCAGTAAATGATTGTGTAGAATATAATGGAAGTGGATACGTATGTATCTTAGCTACTACAGATGAAGAGCCTACAGTAGACCCAACATATTGGGAACGATTCGTAGAAAAAGGAAATCAAGGAGATCAGGGAAATCAGGGCAACCAAGGAGCCCAGGGCGATCAAGGTGACCAAGGAGCCAAAGGGGACCAGGGAGACCAGGGAGCCAAGGGTGACCAGGGTGACCAGGGTGCACAAGGTGCTCAGGGAGCCAAGGGTGACCAGGGTGACCAGGGTGCACAAGGTGCTCAGGGATCTTTTGGAGGAGAATCTTTTGATTATACCTTTAATACGGATAATGATGACACTGATCCTGGAGCCGGAAAATTAAAGTTTGATAATGATAACTTATCATTGGCAACGTCAATGCATATTGATGATGTTGATGATAATAGCACCAATATAGAAACATTCTTGCACACAATAGCAGGATCCACCAGCACTATTAAGGGGCACTTTAAAATTTCTCTTAAAACGGATGCTTCGCAGTTTATCCTCTTTACTATTGGAGGAATTACTGATAAGTCTGGTTATGATACTGTAGCATGTGCATATGTTTCAGGATCTCTTACATCATTTACTAATCTTGCAGATATATTAATAACTTTTGCTAGAACAGGAGATGTTGGAGATGTAGGCCCACAGGGTGACCAGGGCGATCAGGGAGCTAAAGGAGATCAGGGCGACCAAGGAGCTAAAGGTGACCAGGGCGATCAGGGAGCTAAAGGAGATCAGGGCGACCAAGGAGCTAAAGGTGACCAAGGTGACCAAGGGGATCAAGGGAACCAGGGTAACCAAGGTTTTCAAGGTGAAACTGGCCCTGGTGCAGTTTATGATGCAGACTATAAATGCCTGCTTATAGACGGATAAGTTAAGTAAAATAACTTAGGGAGGGGCTCTTCATAGAGCTTCTCCCTATTTACTATAGGAGTTAATGTGGCTAGTCCATTACCTACCAAAATAGACCCAAGTACAAACAGAATAAAATTATATATTACCCCAGTAGATGATTATAAATTTACTTTACCCTTACACGAAGACGGTACTTATAATTTTACTATAAATTGGGGTGATGGAGCTGAAGATACAAGATTTTTAAATCAAGAAGTTATTTTTACAAATTGTTTCCATGATAATGCTGATTGGACTGGAATACAAGGAGAAGCGCCGGACCTATGGAATTATGATTTTGGAACAGCAACTCCTATAAAAACTGACTGCTTCTCTGGATGGCAAGTTGCGGCAAGATTTAGTAATGCTGCTTATATTCCTGAAGCATGGAAATAAAGTTTTATAATTAAAGGTTAGAAGAATGGCCGATTATAAGGTACCAACATTAGATAGTTTTGTTTGGCAGGCTCCAGTAAAGAGCGCATCCACTGATGTGCCTACCACACCATTAAAAGGGCATAGGTATTTAATTCCTAGTAATGCTACTGGAGTATGGGCCACTCATATATTAGATATTGCAACTTATACAGGAACTATTTGGGAATATAAAGTAAAAGCAGAAGGCATAGTACTATGGGTAGAAGACATAGATAAACTTTATATTTATACTGGAGCAGTTTGGACAGAAATACCTAAATCTGCAGATAATAATTTTTATTTTGGAGATGGCTTATTAAATGATAAGTCTATTATAGCTAGAACTAACCAGACTTATTGTCCAGCAATAAGATATAATGCTGATCTTTTAATATGGCAAATAAGTAATGGTGGGGATAGTGAAGATTGGAATGGACTTGGGCAATCAGGTCTGTTTGATATTGATATGAATGGGGATCTCGAACCTAATTCTTCGGGAGCAATAGATGATGTATATGAGTTAGATAGTAATTCTGATATTCAACCAAAAGCATAACTAGCTCTATTATGCGCGTAATTTAAGGAGCACTAAAATGAGTACTAGAAATATAGTTCCACGTTCGGACGGAGAGGGAAATATAGGAACCAGTGCTAAGAACTGGCTTTCTGCATTCTTCAAGACAATCAATGTATTAGGTGCAATGATTTGCACCCAGATTACAACCCCGGCTAATCCTTCTTCGGGAACAAACAAACTTTATTTTAAGTCTGATTCTAAACTTTATAAATTAGACAGTGCTGGAACTGAAGAACAAGTAGGAGCTGCTGCAACTAGAGGAACATTTACCAATGCCACTTTAAGTGCAGGAGTATTAACTATTACGCATAGTAAAGCATTGGCAGCCCCTTATTGTATTCTTATAACTATTTTTGATAATAATAATCAAGTTATAATTCCAGATAGTATTACAGGAGCAACAAATACAGTGATAGTAGATTTAACTTCCTGGGGAACCTTAACTGGAACCTGGGGTTATATATATCAGGTGTAAACCATGAAAACAGGAAATCTTAGGGTATTAGGCTCACTCAACGATGTCTGGCAGAGGATATACAGCACTACTGTTGCTAATGCTATTTCCAATGCGGATATAGATGATGAAGATATGGCAGTTATTACCGACTGGACTGACGGAGATGCAGGAACAGGCGTGTCTACTCAAGAAACTTTTGATAGCAAATCTTGTATGAAACTAGATAGTGGTGGAACTAATGGAGGATACGCTAACAGAAATCAAGATATAGGAACATTTGGGGCAAGGTCAGTATTCTCTATATCAATTTATTTAGATTCAGTTGGAACTGCTGCCAATAGTGATTTATTTGAACTGCAGTGTCATAATGGAACTTATCGGTTGGTGGCTAGTTTCTATAGTGATGGTTTGTATATTTATAATTCTGGAACAAATGTAGAAGTAGGTGCTAATTTAACAGCACAAGATGTTTGGCAAGAGTGGACTTTTGATGTTAATTGGACTACGGCAAGAGTTGATGTTTACTTGAATGGGGGTTTAGTGGGGTCTAATATAGATTGTTCATTAGCAAGTGCCACTGCTAGTGGAACAGTTTCTTTTCAAGCATATAGGACAACTGCTCAAATTGTGGCATATATAAATTGGTTTAAAGCAGGTTCCGATTTTACTGTTCTCCAATCAGGACAAGTAAGAGCAGCACAAACCTCCCTTACCATCTCAGGTCTTGGTGGAAATCTTCTCCAGAACTCAGATTTTGAAACTTGGTCTGCTGGTTCGAGTGCTGCTCCTGATGGGTGGACGATTACAGGAACTGGCTCAACTGTAGCAAGAGAAGGAACAGAGATTAAGATTGGAACATACTCTGCCAAAGTTGTATCTGATAGTTCGAGTGCTTCTATTTATCAACTTTTCCATACCGCAAAAGGTATAGCTTATTGGAAGGGGAGAAAAATAACATTTAGTTGTCTTGTAAAAACGGCTGGCACAAAGATAGGAATATCTGATGGAGTAGACACAACTTTGAGTTCAGCAGTTGTGGGAGCAGGGTTTGAGTTGCTAACTGTTACGGCTACTATCGGAGCTTCTGCTACTCAGGTTGGAGTATTTTGCTATATACCAACTAACTCTACAACCTCCTACTTTGACGGAGCCATGTGTGTTGAAGGAACAAGCGTTCCCCAGACCTCAAGCACAAACATATACAATTACTGCCTCAACGGAGATACAGATGTTGAGTATATGCTTAAAGCAAGGATAGTAAATGGAGCAAACGATTGTGCATATGGATTAAGATTTAATAATGATACTGGTTCAAATTATGGAGTTCAATGGACACGAGCAATAGATACCGTAGTTGCTGCTTATAGAGGGGTCTATGACCAGATTTATATAGGTGCTTGTGCTGATGCAGGTGGCGGCATAAGTATGGCTAACATTGCAATATACGCCAAGTCTGGACTCGTAAGAACTGCACTCGGTAGCAATATGAATACAGTAGTGACTACTACCGTAACGAGATTACTCCTAAATGGTTGGTCTTGGAATAATACTGCTGATAATATCACGAGTTTTGTAATACTATCGGACAAAGTAGGTGGTCTTGGCATCGGCACCCAGATTGACCTATTCAGGAGGATTTCATAATGGATATCGGCAGCCTTAATCAAGCCTCACTGGCTAACTTATACTTCGGTGGTTATCAGTTGGTGGAAGAGAAAATTATTATTGCTCAAACTGTTGATGTTCAACAGACATCAGCATCATACGGAGTATATAATATTGGAAAAAGTCCAACTGGACAACAAGTAAATAAAGGTCAAGCCTTTATAGCAACTGCATCCTTGATTACTGCGGTTGAAGTGAGAGAGGGGAATGCTAAAACTGGAACTCCAAGTGGAAACTGGACTTTAAGAATTGAAACTGATGATGGAAGTGGTGGATTAGGAAAACCATCTGGAACACTTGCCAATGCAAATGCTTCTATAGTAGTAACTCCACCTGGAACAAATACTATTATTAAAGGAACTTTTGCTATTCCATTTTATTTAACCATAGGAACAAGATACTGGATTGTAATTACTTGTGACACACAAACAACTAATAACTTTTGGAATATCTCCGGCTCTAATATTGATTCTAACTATACCCTTGGTGCGTTAGGATATAGAACAGATGGAACTTGGAACAATATTTTTGATACAGATCAATTATATTTTAAAATTTATGTAAATGGAGCACAAACAGCACACACATTTTCAGGACTTAACGGAGATGTGGATGAGGAGTATAGATTGGTAAGTAGAGTAGTTACCGCTACAGGTGATGGAGGCATAAACTTAACCTTTAACACTGATACTGGTGCAAATTATGGTATTCAATATCTAAGGGCTATAGATACTACTGCATCTGCTTATCGTGGGGTTCTTAACAGTTTTACTATTGGCAATATGGGAACTACCACTGGTCCTAATTGCTTATCAGATGTCATCATATACGCTAAATCAGGTTATGTAAGAACAGCAATAAGAAAATCAGCAGATTACATTGCTACAACGACAGTTAATAGAATAAATATGTGGGGATGTTCGTGGAATAATACTGCAGATAACATAACGCAAATTGTTTTAACGGCGGACAATGCCAACGGTCTTGGTGTCGGCACCCAGCTCCTCTTATTCAAGAAAACCTTGACTGGTTTAGCAGCCACCACAGGTCTGAAGACAGGTAAATTAAATGTCATAGGCAATATCAACTGCGGAGTGATGCAGAAGATATACGACAACACCTTGGCTGCCGCTGCCCAATCCGTAAATATAACTGGGTTGAATGGGGATGTAGATACCATTTATGAACTTATTATTAGGAATGTAATAGGTGCTAACAGCACAGCTCCTTTGATATCGCCAAATGGGGACACTAACGGAAGCAATTATGGTGGACAGAGATTAAGATGGCAAAATACTACTGTTTCCGCCGGAAGGCAAGTTGGTAATGGTGGATTTTATCTTTTAGGTTATGGAACTGGCTCTGCTGGAAATCTCTGGATGTGTAGTGGTCTAATATTCGCCAAGTCTGGTTATCTTAGGACTGGAATATTTGAAGGTTTTTGTGATATAAATGGCACTACAATAGATGGAGGATTCTTAAGGGGTGAAGTGTGGACTAATACAGCTGACAACATTACTTCAATTTTGATAGACTCCCAGGTAGCAAATGGCTGGGGAATTGGAACCCATTTTGAGTTGTGGTGTTTGAAAAAGAAAATATAAGGAGATATTATGGAAGATAAAGGAATATGCACAAAATGTGGTAAGACTTTTATTGGAAATGAAGACATACATAACTGTGATAGTAACCATCAATTATTAGGAGCAACTGATTATAAATTATTTAAGCTAATGGAAAAGTTACTCCAACAGTGGGTGATTGATAATCCAGAACAAGCGCTATTTAGTACTGAAGAATTGGCCCAGATAACAACTAGGCAGGCAGCTAGGGAGTACCTAAATCCCATAGTTTAAATAAAAAGTTGTAACTTTAATGATTTGATGGTGTTTTCAATTATTAGAAAGGTAATATCCTATGCAGATTCTAAAGAATGATTTTTATTTTAGCTTAGATATCGTAAAGTCCGGGCATGAGGGCAAAGGCTTTTATATTGAGGGCTATGCTGCTACTAAGGACCTTGATCGCCAGGGAGATATAATCGTCCTAGACGCCCTTAAAGACGCCGCAATTGGCCTCTTAGAGTTTGGAAACACCGTATTTTTTAATCACGACTATAATCGGGCTATTGGACGGTTAGATGATGCAAAAGTTGATAGCCAGGGACTTTGGGTTAAGATCTATATCTCCCAGTGGGAAGAGGAGTTACGTAAAAAGATAGAAGAGGGGATCATAAGCAAATTCTCCATTGGGGGCAGGCTTACCGCTGGGGAAAGAGTTTCTCCTACAGAGGCGCTTCACCGGTTCCCCTATTTAAAGAATAAACCTTCAGCTCCAGTCAATGTAATCTCTTCAATGGAACTATTTGAGGTATCCGTGGTAGGGTTACCCGCTAATTGTAGGGCTGAGTTTGCACATAAATCACTTACTAAAGCGTTGCAAGACGTTGTGGAAACAGAGGATATATTTAAAATTGAAAACTTAGGGCAGATTCCTGATAATGTTAAAGATGACTCATTGCCCAAGCCAGTGACTGTACAACCTGGCACTAAAAAAGAGATGGAGTGTGAAATGGAGAAGACTAAAGATACTAAGATTGAGGTACCTGCAGTAGAAGAGCCTAAATTAGAGGTTATTAACAAAGAAGAGGTTATAATTGAGGCCCCAATAGTAGTTATTAAGGAAGAAGCCCCCGTTATAATTGAAACTCCCGCTGCACCTGTGGAGGAAGTTAAATCTGCAGAAGTAACTATTCCTGCTGAGCCCATGGTTATAACAGAAGAGCATGCGGCCGTTATAGTTACAACTATAGATAATGAAGCACATGCAGTAAAACAGGAAGTTATCTCCAATGATGTTACAGTAACCGAAGCTAATGGAATGAAATCAACCGAAACGGTTGCTCAACACACCGTTAGAACATATACAGAGGAAGAACTTAAGGCAATTAGAGCCGAGTATCAGAAACAGTTGGATGAGAAAGAAGCTATGATTACTTCCCTCAACGCCGAAGTAGACGGATTGAAGATCGAAAAGGCAAATCAAGCTCCAATCAAAGAACAACTGGATCAAATTACAAAGGATCTAGGCGCTTTACAGGCTAAGGTAAAAGAGGTAGTTATTGATCCCTCTAAGAGCACCCCCTTAGCAGTGAATGAGGTCGTGGTGCCGGTCTTAGAGAAAAAAGTGGAAATCACCCCCGAGCAAGGATTTTTAAAAGTCCTTAAGGGAAAATAAGTTAAACAAAAACAGGAGGAACAGATGGAATTCGATATTTTAAAAGGAAGCAACCTTGGTGCAATCCCGGATAATGTGTCCGCGGCTAACGATTTTCTGCCTAAGGAAGTATCAAGCAAGATCATTGAAGAGTTGGTTGAAGCCAACATCATGAGAGCTTACTGCCAGACCCTGAATGTTGCCGGACGTTCTTTGAGCGTTCCCCGCATTCTGTTTGGTGATGATGTTAACGCGTACAAAGTTGCCTACGGAGTTGATGTCCGCACTGGCAATACTGAAACTGGTTTCGCTACCAAATCAGTCGTTCTTGAACCTCAGTTGTTAGTAGCATTCACCAAGTTGTTAGACTCTGACCTCGACACCGCTGGTGTTGATCTCGCGAATTATATTCGCAGGTCCCTCACTCTTACCCTCGCAAGAGCCGAAGAGAGAGCCATGATGGTCGGTGTTGAAGCTGGAACCGGCTCCTACGTTGATATGTTCGATGGTATTTATACTATCGCCAACGCTTCTGGAAAATGCGCCCAGACTCCTGTTACATATGAGGATTCTGATGACCTCGTAGACATTATCTCTGACGCTATTAAAGGCCAGGGCGTTTATGGTCAGGATCGTGGCATGCTGGTTCTTTTTGCATCCAACACATTTGCTAACAAACTGCGCAGATCTGATAAGATCGCTCAGGTTGGAACGTATAATGTGGCTGAAAAGGGCGTTACCCGTAGCGGCTCTTTACCCCTTATTCATGGTGTAAAGATCGTTGAATCATCCGTGCTTGAAGCTAAGAACAGTGGCGAATGTGCCATCTTAGCCCGCGCTGATGGTGCTATGTTGGGTCAGAGAGGGAGCATAATCTTCCGTCGGAAATTGATTGAAGAGCAGTTCTCCACCCTGCTGATCATGGCTGAAGTCATTGACTTCGTATGGTCATTGCAGAACTCAGCTGATAAAGCTGTGGGTTTGACCTTAATCAAAAAATTGGGATCGTAGGAATTACGAAACCTTTGTAGACTGTGTAAGAGTTTGTAGAAAGTAACTTAGGGCCGGTTGGGCTAACAAGTCTTTCCGGCCCTAATTTTAATGTAAAGAGAGTGAAGATGATTAAGTTAATATCAGAAAAGTACACTGTCCATTACGCCTCCAAAGTACAACCAAATCAATTATCTAAGTCTCACTCTGCAACCATATTTGAACCAGAAGGACTATTTTTGGCATTAGGATTTGGTTCAATAATTAGTAATGATAAATTTCCACGTGGCTTTATACAAGAACTAATAGCAAGAAATTTTGGAATAGTATATTTCTGTGATAGTTTACCAGAGAACCTTATTATTAATCCAGCTATAGTATATGTGGTTGCAGAATGGGCCTGGTTTACCCATACTGCTTTTGAGGATTACCATAGGTTTAACTTAACATTTGGTTCAGGTCCAGATACAATAGAATTGGCTAATAAGTTTACTAAATTAAGTAGTTTTAATTGTAAATTAATTGATCCAGTACTTGATTCATTGGCACAAGTAGATAATATTTTAAAAGAAGTTGATCCAATTTTACGCGCATCAAGTAATTTACCGACGGGTAGAACTCTTTTATTCGATATAGTGTCTTATTGCTCTGATCGAGGGCTTGGGGATATACTTATGTCTACTATCCCCTTAAAATACTTAGCTTCAAATGGGTGGAAGATAGATTATGTAACTCGTAAAGCCGGAGCAGATCTATTACAAGGAAATCCCTATATAAATAATATATTTACAACTAATCATGAGTTATGTTCTATGAAGAGTTATAATTTGGCCAATCTACCCAAACCCGCAGATTATACTTGGCACTTTACATTAGCTACTAATTTAGAGGACTATAGAATAACTCGTAACTTAAACTGTAGGATCGATTCACTTTGTGAATTACTACGTATAGATATAACTAAAATTAATGACTTTACTCCTGTTTTAAATTTAAACTATGAAGAAATTAAATATGGGGAACAGTACATACGTCCAAATAAAATAAATATTGCATTAGGGTTGATGTCCAATGGAAGTGATGCGCGATCTTATCCAAAAGAATATTATGACGAACTCCTAAATAAGTTAAATCGTTCTGGGCGCTATAATGTGATTATCATGGACCAATCTCCAATGAAATTACTTGAGAGGCCAAATAGTATAAATTTAACTGGTAAACTTACTGTGAGAGAGTGGGCCTCAGTAGTATATAATTGTGATGGAGTAGTATCAATGGATACTGGAATATATTGGGTAGGGTTGGCTTTTAAAAAGCCCTGCTTAGTAATGTTCACTACAGTGGATCCAGATATACGTATTTCCCACCATAAAGAACTATGTAGGGCTATATACCCCCCACTTAAATGTAAGCCCTGTTATGACAGGCAGATGGTAAAAGATGCAACTGCTTGGAAGGACTGCGCTAGTTCAATTAGGTCAGGAGGAACTACTCCTTGCACAAAGGCCCTAACCCCCAATTTGATCTTAAAGGAATTAAAATCGTTTTCAATACTAAGAAGGAGATAACTATGGCTACCGTAGTGGTTTTTGTTAATGATAAGGACTCAGAGTTGGAGTTCCTTGGTAAGGCGTTACTATCCTTACTAGATAGAAAGTATTTTGTATTCACTAGGATGGCCTCTAAGTATCCAGTTTGTCCTATTGAAAAGACTATGGATAAACTACGGGAGATATGCCAACATATTGAAGATGAATATGTTATAGTATCTTTTGGTTGCCGAGTACTACCTAATAATATTAAAGAGATAGAAGCACTAGCTTCTAAGCAGCCAGGAAATGCTGTATTTCTTAAGCGTCTACGTGGATCAAAGACTTGGAGGATTGAACCTGACGGAGCATTACTATTCGATAATGAGAGAATTGCTGACTGTGGTATTTTCATTGTATCCCGGGAGGACTTACTCAAGTCAGACCACACAAACTTTAACTCTTTCATTAGACATTTACTAACTATTAAGAAATTAAAGCCCATTTGGGTTGATTTTTGGTTATTTTCAAATATGGATAAAAATAAATCTAAAAAAGGAGTTTAACTATGTCTCTTATGCAAGCTTCCTATATGGCAGAATTAACTGGACTAGCCCCAGAACTATTTCCAAATTCTATTTTGGAATTAGCAGAAGCCCGTGCTCATAATTTATTGGGTTTTCTAAGAAGTGAAACAAAGACAAAAACATATTATATGTGGGCGCCATCCAAGCTGCTAGAATTGGATGAGTCTTTCGCAACTGTTACTAAGGTTGAGTATAGGGCAGATGTTGGGGACTATACAGAGCTACTTGCTACGGAATTTAAGTTTCTAGCTGATAGGAAGTTGATTGTTATGACAACTTCAATACCAGAAAGCTCTGAAGCAAAGGTAACCTACACAATTGGGTGGACAGTTACTACACTTCCGGCACTAGTTAAATTCTTTATCGCTGTATTAGTAATTGATACATTAAACAAGTTTAAACCTGGAACAGTAGATACCAGCTTAATAGATACGAAGAAAATAGGGGACTATATGATAAAATACCATATTGATTCCTCCGCCACAAGTGGAACTAATTCCTCTTATGGACAGTCAATCGAACAATTGGTTATTCTGATCAAACAGGGATCATTAGAGCCCGGGTCAACTTCTTAAGGAGTGGATATGTCCGATACAATTTTTGATAGTTTACTTAATAAGACGGCTACTATACTAAGGCCTACGCAGAATACTACTCCAAATTCATTTGGGGAAAAAGAAAATACTGCAAGCCCTACTACAATTGCTACAGTTGCAGTATGTGTCCAACCCAATAAAGAAAAGTATGAAATTGATATAGGCGGACTTAAGTATTGGGTAGAATTGGTGGCCTATTTAAATCCTGTGGATGTTAGGACAAATGATAGGCTTCTAATTGACTCTATACATTACCTAGTGGTGGGTGTTGAAGATGAAGCGGGCCAAGTACACCACCTTAAACTCTATATTGTTAAACAATAAATGTCCGGATCTATTAAAATTAATACTGGGGCAATATTCTCCCAACTGGATAAGCATACTCAGGGACTTGTGGCTAAGTATATTGGTCCCAATCTAGTGGCTAAAGTAAATAAGCAGGTTGAAGAAATAGTAGACAAGTTTGTACTTGACGTTCAAGAGAAGATAATTAAGCCAAAAGTTCCTAAGAAGAGTGGAAGGCTTCGCCAATCTATTAAGGTTGTGTATGTGCATGGTACACCTAGGAACATAGTAATAAGGATGTACGCGGGATACCCCTCCGCCAATACTGTGCCCTATGCCCCATATCTTGAAGAAGGTACCAAGGCGCATACTATTAAGGCCAGTGGAGTGATGCATTTTGTGGGATTCAAGAAGTTACGTAGTCCCCCTAAATATGCCCGGGGTAGGCGTAAATACAGTAGTAAAGCAGTAAGTGACGTATTTATAGCCGGTAAGGGGGGAAAAGGTGGAGTTATTAGGGTAAAAGGCATAAAACCAGTCCATTATATGCGAATGGGTGCACAATACATACTTCGTAACTTACCTAATGCCATAAAGTTAGGATTAGATGCACTAAATTTTACTGATAGCGATGCACAAACTCAGGGCACAAAGATTCCAGTAACCTGGGTAGGAATACAGAACGATGCTTCAGGTAAGCGCCTTTTTACTTTGGTTAATTTACCAAATCATAGTACTGTTGTTTATAACCCAAATATTCATAAACTTTAACTATTAGGAGTTTATTATGATCACTGAAACCGTAATCGCAAAACTTAAGAATGATTCTACTTTACGTACCCTACTTGGTGCTGCAGATGCTAATTCCGCCCCCATTCAGGCAGGCTTCACTCGTGGAGAGGTATTAACTTATCTTGTTGCAGTAGATACAGTTATGGGAGCAACAGACGAAACTGGTTATGAAAATGGAATATTAACTATAGAAATTTATGTTAAGGCTGGAAATGATAGTCCTGTTAAAAAAGTAACAGATGTAGCTAAAAGGATAGTAAATATCCTGGATTTATACGGTTCCCAGCTAAACGACTCATATACATCTGCAGTATATAGACTTAGGAAAACATCCTTTGGAATGGACTTTGATGATATAGGTCAGTGCCATATGGGAATTATAGACTTCGAGTTTTACTCTGCACGTAGTGTCTAACCCCTTTAGGCACAAGACAATATTAAGTAGTCAAGTAAAATAAATATCTAAAAATAGCCCTTAAAAGTAGTCTTCAATTAGTGAGGGATTACAGTCATAGCATAAAAGGAGGCACTCGTGAAATTTTCAGTAGGCAAGATCAGTGTTGGCTCTGACGTCATTGGGAAGTGTACAGGCATCTCTGTACGTTTCGATGGCGGCCCAGTTGACATGTACGCAGGAGGGTTTCCGGACCCTTTAGAGGTTGAGTTAGGTAATAGGGCCACAACTATCTCAGTTGACTATGTTGAGTGGTCAGTTGCTGATGTTGAGGATATTTTGTCAAATGAGTATGTTGACATCGTACTGGAAGCTTCCGATTTTGATGCTGCTCGGGGTATTTCAGGCCTGACTTTAAATCGTTGTAAAGCCACCAATTACGAGGTTACGTCGACTCAGGATGGTTTTATAACGTATCGTCTGGAACTCAAAAAATCATACGCGACCTAAGTTATTAAGTCGCTAGTAGAGGTGTGTGGTGGTATCAAAGGGTAGAGTAGATGTGACTTGCATAATTATGTGCAAGTTAAACTGTAGAGGAGTTTACACATGGAAGAGCAAGGACGCGTTACGGAATTTGGTTTTCAAGAGGTCGAACTATTAAACGGGGTAAAAATTAAAGTTCGTCCTTTTACTTTTAAAGAGAAGAACGAATACTTAAAAATGCTTGGGCAGTATAAGGAAGTTAAGCCCGAAGATTTAGCTAGTAGCTACATTACTATGCAGATAGATGTAGCTTTTTTTATTGTTAGTAAAAATAATCCTGAGATTACCAGGGAAGTAGTAGAAGAATTTATGAATGGAGAAGTGTTAAAGAAAATCTCCGACATTGCCTTCTATGATCCTTTCAGTAATTTAATAGCGGGTAAATAAGAGGCCTGCTATGCAGAAATTAGTGGATTATCAGCAACTAGCAGACACTTTCTCGGTAATTGACTTGCTAGCCTCTGAGTATGGCTGGACTATTGAGGTAATTCAGAACCTAACTCTTCCAGAGATCTCAGGTTTAATTCGTTGCATCATGATTAGAAAGGGAGTAAAGACCCAAGATCTTCCATGCCCCACTAATAAGAAGACAGAAGTAACAGACCTAATTAAATTAGCTAAGAAGCTCGGGGCTAAGCCCGAACAATTGGCTGCATTAAAAGAAGGTAAAAAGGTTAATCTATAATGGCTGATCAGATAAAAACAAAACCAGTTGAGATAAACTTGCCAGTAGATATAAAACTACAGGCAGGTAAGGTGGATAAGAGCTCTTTTAAGGCTCAATTAAAGGAACTCGAGACCTTTCTTGGTAGGCAGGCATCCACGCTCGAGGCATCCGAACTAAAAGCTAAGATTCTTACTGAGGCCATAAGTGCAAGACAGGCACAAAGTCTAGCTACCGTTGGGTCTATGCACGCCTTTGATCCACGAAAAATGGCTAATGCGCCAGAGCCATCCAAAGTAGTATCTAAGTTCACAGAATTAGCTGGCCCCAAGAGTGTAAAGGGGTCAAGGGGTGATGACCAACTCAAGACTAATCAGCAACTTTTAGAGCGAGAAATAAGGCACATCTTCTCTTCCCTTAAATTAGATTTAGAAGGAAATGCTACTAAACCCTCCTCTGCAGAACAAGCTGCAGTTAAAGGTATGCGCGCTATATTTAACAAAGTTAAAAAGGGAACTTCCTCTGAAACGGATTTAACTAAATTTGCAGTATCTTCAAATGATTATTTAGCAGCAATGGCTAAAGATACCCAGATGACCTCTGGATTAAAATCTAAACGTAGTAATCAGATTGCTAATTTACAAAGATTTATGAAGGAGAGGGCCGCACCAGAGCATGCTTTAGTTGGAATGACTAAAGAACTAGCTAAGTCAATTCCGGGGAAACAAGTAGAGTCTGCCCCAACAATAATCAATCCAGTACTTCAGATGCGTAAAGCAGTGGTAGATGTTGCTGTAGCTGAGGCATTAGGGCTTACAAAGGCCATAAAGTCAACAACTTCTAGTGCGGGTACTTCTAATGCAGGAGTGCTTTCTCTATTACAGAAGATGCAAGCTATAACCCATTCTCCTATTGACCAATTTGCCGCAGCTAATCTTGTAGCTAGAGGAGGAGTAACGCCTCCCCCTCCCATCGTTCCCCCAGCTCCCCCAAGTACTCCTTCCGGAGGAGCAGAGGAGCCGACCCCTCCCGAAGATCAGCCTGAAGAAATAAAAAAGAAAGCAAAAGAAAAAGCAGAGGCTACGGTTAAAGGGATGAAGGAAGTGTTTTCTAATTCAGTTCTGTGGTTTAAAAATCCAGGTCAGGCTGCTGGTAATTTATTTACTAGTGCGCTTACTAACGCATTAAAACTTGGTATGGCTAATCCAATTGCAGCCATTAGTGTATTAGGTGGAGCATTGGTACTTGGCACATTAGGCGCAGCAGCTGGAATAGCCTTTAAAATCACAGAAACTATAACTAGTGGTTTTATAAAGGGATTAACTGGTGGTATTAAAAATGCTAAAGATACAATAAGGTCTTTATCTTTAAGTGTATATCCCCTGGTAGCAAGAGGAATGGATGCAACTACCGCACGAACTGCTGCAACTTTACCCATGGTAGAAAATATTGGGTATGCTACTGAATTGTGGGAAGTAATGGGTAAGGTGGAACAAAGATTTATTCGTATAGTTGGTAATACAATAGGAGTAGCCGACTATATGAAAGCCATTACTCAATATTCCGTTATTACTGGGGAAGAAGTTGCTGCAATCGATGACTCATTCTTAGAAATAGCGCAGTTTTTTAAAGTTGATATTAATAAAAATGCTGCAAATCTAGCAAACCATATGACTAAGGTATTGTTAAATACCAATGCTACGTCTCAAGAATTACGTATGATTGCACAATGGTTGATGCCCGCATTTGCTTCTGGCGCTGGTACCGCCGAAGATAGATTCAAAGGAGTGCTAGAGACTGCTGGTAGATTGGCGGAGGTTGGATTAAAGCAGCCAAGACAGTTAGTACAATTTGGCCAGGCAATTGAAAAATTTATGAATCCTGATGAAAAGGGATTAGCTGTATTAGCCTCTATGGGTAAAGCGGGTAATTTATTTAGTGGCGGGGCAGGTAAGGCCGAAGGTGCCTGGAACAAAACTTATGATTCAATGTCTCAAAGAATAGAAAAAATTTCTAAATTGCAGGAAAAAATAGGGGCTAGTTCAGGTTCTTTTGCAAGTAAGCAAGAAAGACTAAATAAATTACAGGAGATAGCGGATCTTGCAGGAAAAGAACTCTCTTCTGCATTAAACACAGCAATGGTTGCAGGGGTATCTCCTAAATCAGCCAATGATTTTATACGCACCATCGGAGCACAATTAGAAGATAATCCTGCATTTGCTAGGCAACTAGGTATGTATCTCGGAGGAGCAACTGTTGCATCAATAAGAGAGATGTTCTCCGCACTTAAGGAGCCCATAGATTTATCTAAATCTTTAGATAAAGTATTTAAAGAGGAAGCTAAAGATTTAGGTACAATTTATAAACAAGCAGTATCCGCCGGAGACGCGATATTTAGAATTGCAGGAATGTTACTTACTGGTGATACACAAATTTCATTTTTTACTACAATTAGAGAGGCCCTTAAAGGCTTGGCAAGTGAGTATAAAGTATTTTTAAATTTAAGTGATGCTGGAAAACAGGCCGATACTGGATTATTTGGTGGATTATATAAAGCAGGACAACTTTTAAATAATGTAGTAAAAGACTATATTGGTCCAGCTATGACCGATTATTTAAAATATATGCAATTAATTTTAAATGGAGGAGATGCAAGCGAAAAAGGAGCTCTTGGGAAGAAAATTAGTGATAATTTAGCTATTGGTTTTTCTAAATTTTCGGATCTTATTTTACCATTACTTATACCTGTTGCAGAGGGGCTTACTAGAACCTTTTTAACAGTATTTAATACTATTGCTAAATCTCAACCCTTTAAAGAATTAATCACTGCATTTAGTAATGTATTATTAGGAGCCCTACAGGCTGTATTTTCTGATAAGGAATTATTAGGATCAATTACAACCTTGGGAGTTTCACTAGGTAAGGCTGTCGCTTATGGACTTTTATCCATACTTCCTTGGTTTTACCTTATGAATAAATTTGGAGGACAGTTTGGCAGTGGAGGAAATAAAGATAAGAAAGAGGCGGATATAACAACAAAATGGTTAGTTGGATTAAATCCTCCAAAAGGTCCAGCTTTAAATCCAGGAGTAGCAGAAATGGCAGCATATGCCCCTGCTCTAGGACGAAATGCACAATTGATCTCAAGTACGCCTACTTTATTACAATTGGATAGAATGATTGCTGCACAGAATGCACTATTAAATGATCTAGAGGCAGGCTTTAGTACTTCTGCAGATGGATTACAAGAGGCAAGAATGAGGATATATGAATCGATTGGTACATTAAATGAAGAACGTGCTAGATTAAAAATGGCAGGTAAAACTCAATAGGATAAAATTATGGCTACTCCAAATTTACAAATGTTTAAGGATGATGCTCCTACAGTTGAAGTTGGGACTATAACCACTCCAATTGATTTTGGAATTTGTTATGGAGGACATGTAGTTGATCTTCCATATGATATTTTATTGTACAATGATAAGGGAAATATATTAGGAGCAGACGATGTTAGAAATTTATCTATTGAATTAGTAACTATGTCAGTTACAATAGAATATATTAGTGATGGATCCGTTAATCAACATTATGAACTTAGTCTAATGCCCTTAAGTACCATAGAGATATTGGTTAATGGCACTAAATGGGCTCAAGTAGGCTCTTTAAGTAGTTATGCACAATCTGCACAAGTTTATACTTGCAATATGACTACTGGAGAAATAGATTTTGGGGATAATGTACATGGAAAAGCTCCAAGTAATTTAGATGTTATAACTGTAGAAATAAATCCAGATTTAGACGAATATGGTAAAACTATTTATGCTGAACAATGGATCAGCATTGCATCTAGTGGAATTATTTCTTCCACCAAACATATTGATTTAGAGCTGGCCACTAAAAATAGTAATACAATAATTACAGTAGCTCATTGCCCCAGAATTACTGGTATTACTGGAGTTTGGGATAATCCCAGTAAAACTGGAACAAACTACTTTACGGGGGGAACTTATAATGCAGATACAGGCCTCATTGGATTAGGCACGCCATTAATTGCAGCCCTTCCTTACGTAGAGTATGATTATACAATAAAAGACGAAGCAATTATGGACTATTCCCCAATAGGGGTAGGAGTTCCTGTAATTTTTTCAAATCCTATACCTAATAATAATGCAAAGTATTTACAACTTAGAGCAACTATTCCAGATGATGCAGATACTGTTGGTGGAGTTTCTTTAAAAATTAGATTAAAATTAATATACGAGTATTAAAATGCCTAAACCAAGAAAGAATGAAAAAAAGAATCCCTTCATCAGTAGATGTGTACGTCAGTTAGTGCACGAAGAGGGTAAGGAGCCAAAGGCTGCTGTAGGAGAATGCTATGGTATTTGGGATGAGCATAAGAAGAAGGACTTAGATGTAACTCGGGCTAATTATAAATTCCTACACTTCTTAAAGGGCATTCCTCCCCCTAAAGATGAGGAAATGGTACAATGTGACCACTGTTTAGCTTATTTTAAATATAGTAATTATATGGAAGAAGGAATGGGATATATTAAATGCCCTAATTGTGGACGGAACATAGATCAAGAAGGAAAAGGAGCAAAAAAATGTACGGAAAATGCAAACCTAGAAAAAAACCAAAGCACAAATAATGAAATACAACCCAATGAAGGTGGTGAATAACCATGGCTGCAACATTGCAATGGAGTGAAGCTAATGGTGCTGGAGAAGTAGTTACGGATGGTATCTCTAATATTAATTTTGGGGATATAGACCAGGCTAATATAGTAATTGCTACTTACCCCATTATAGCTGGAAATAATAGTTATGAAAAGAACATTAAATTAAAATTTAGTGGTACTTTTACAGAGATTTCGAATATTAAATTTTGGAAGTCTGCTGGAGCATTAGGCACTGGAGAGTCAATTAAAGCGGATGAAGTCACCTCCTATGTTCAGCCTGTAAAAACTACCTCTCCGCGGGCAGTTACGGCTATTCCCGCAGTAGTAGGATCGGCAATTGTAGTACATTCAGCTGCTGGAGCCACTACAATTACAGCGGCAGGATATACGCGTTATATTTGTTTACAATTACAGACTACTGGCAGTATTGCTACGGGTAATATTGCTGAAAAAACATTAACAGTTCAATACGACGAAGTTTAAGCCAATAGCACGGCAGACTTTAAAAATTTATAATTTTTTATATAAAAAAGCAAAAAGATATTTAGTCAGAAAACAAAATAAATTTAGTGGGATGTTATAATGCTAAACTCACCATTAAAATTTCACTGGACCGCAATATTTAAAGATGGTACTGAAATATCTCAGTATGATGCTAATGGAGTAGAGCATTTATATAAAGAGGTTTTAGATAGGGCAGAGGAGCTTGTTTCTTTCTATATTGTGCATATTACTAAACCCCTGAAGATTACTGTAGATGTAACCAGGGGTATTTTATTTATAAATGGTAAATTGGACGATTCAGGAAAAGAATTGCAGATAGATAAGACTAATATTAGAGTAATTTATTTTCGTAGACATACCTCCTACAGTACCTTAGCTGGTGTAGAATTAGAGCATATAATTACGTACTTTATTGGGTATCAGTATAATGATACAATGGGATTTAATCATAGTGTACTTTTACAAGTTCTTGAAAATGGTAATATTATCGTAGGGGATAAATAATGGCAAGAGTAAATGTAGCAACAGCATCATATACCTCCTCTAGTCCAAAACTAGTTAAATCCAGTAATGGAACTTTAGCTCTTTTTTATATTGTAGCTAATGCTGTATATTATAAGAAGTCAACTGATGGTGAAATTACTTGGGGTTCCGCAATAGCAGCAGTTTCCCAGTCAACTATGAATACTAATTCTAGATTTGATGTTTATCTAGATTCTAATGACGATATTTACCTTACCTATACCTATTTTTCTGGAAGTTGGACAATCGGATATATAAAGTTAACTTATGGGTCATCAGCTTGGACTAATGGGACCCAATATGCAGTTAAAAGTGCTTTATTTGGTAATTCTAGTAATCCTACTATACTAACGGTAAATAAAAGAAGTGATGGTTTAATTTGTCTTGCAGCCTGTAATGCGGGGTCTAGGACTATTATAGAATTTTTAACAAATATAAATAGTTCTGGCTCAGGTGCATGGACGGATATTGCTAATACAGAAACAACTGTGCCCTATGGCATATCTTTATTAGCTGTTGGTTCGGATATGTGGTTAGTTTATGAAAGAAATGCAGCCATATATTATAAAATATTTACAACTGTATTTGGTACGGAACAAACTATTGTAGCTTCTGGAATTTCAAATAATGCCATCACGTCTCTGTGGATTTCTGATTCTAATTTATGGATTGGAGGATCAACCTCTTCAGGCATAAAGGCCTTTCATTACACAGGATCCTGGGACTCAGGCACTCTAGTTTCTGATAATGCTAATGATAGTAATATTACCTTTGGGATTATCTCGGGGTCTGATATTTGCTGTATGTGGTCCGATTATGATGGTGCACAATATGATCTTTCTTACAATAGTTACTTAGGTAGTTGGCAAGGACAATTTGACATTACAAGTGATGCTGCTGTAGACATCTTACCTACAATTGCAGGAAATACTACATCAAGTTTAGTAAAGTATGCATATCTTAGTGATACTACTATCTATTTTGATTCTGGAGTAAAGCAAACCCATACTACGACTATAACCTCTAATGCTAAGATTATACTCCAGCCACAACATTCTATTTTAAGTAATGCTAAAATTTGGGAAACTAAATTTTTCTTTGGGCAGTTACAGGCGCGCGTAACTACTGAAAAAGACTTTAATGTTCAACTCCAAGTTGCTTATCCTGCCCCAGTAAATCCTACGTCTCTAATTGCCACAGATCCAAAATTAGGGGATGCTTTATTTTTAACTTGGACTGGAAGTTCAGATAATGCGGGGTATAATGTCTATAAAGATATTGGTGGGAGTTGGATTAAACAAAATCAAACATTAATATATGATTATCAAACTACGATTGGAGAATTAGTTTCTGGTCTTACTTATAGTTTTAAGGTAGTTGGAGTGAATGGTGAGGGAATAGAGAGCACTGGAACATTAACTCTAGGAACTCCTACTTTTGATATCCAATATAGAACAAATCCCGCATATGAGATAAGTATTGGTGGAATTATTTCTACAGGTTACATATTAGATTCAATTGAATTAGTCTATGGTCCCTCCTTTTGTACGGCCTCTTTTCATAAAAATATACGCCCAACAGACGAACTATTACTTGCTACTGGCCAAACGGTATATATTAAAATAAATGGAAGATATGTATTTGGAGGATATTTATTTAAGCGAGAAGAGATATGGAGTGGCGGAGCGCTACAGGTAAATTTCACAGTTACTGGATTTGCTTATTATTATTCTACTTTTTGTAGACAACAAACTTGGCCCCCAGCAAAGAAAAATTATATCTCTAAATTTGACGAGGATTCTTTAGTTGGAAATACAGAATTAGAAGCTAGAGCTGCCATTGCGGCTTATCATGGTACCGTACTTTATTCCTCTCCCATTACTGGAGGATTAAGTGAATATAGATATGGTTTTCCTGTAAGTAGACGAACGTATACTATTGGCCAAAATATTTTAGAGGAAAATTTAATTAATGATAAAACTAATCAGATTAAGAGTGTTACTGCTGTAAGTGATTTTTCTCAATATACTGAAATAAAACAATTACAAATTATTGACTCAAATAAAGAGGGTAATTTATTTAAAACTACTGATCCAGATAAACAGGAGCAAATATTTCCTTTTACCCTACATGATGAGATGCCTACTCCTAAAAATACTGCTTTTAGTACTCTGCTTACTCCATTTAAAACTAAAGATGACGTAAAGGGATTTTATTTTAAGTTAAATTTAGGAGGATTTGAATCTGAAATTTCTAATGTTAAAGTTCAGGCCCGTACTAATAGTGCACCAAAGGTAACTAAATTATTACAAATTATGGAAGAGGTTCCCGCTTTAAGCGATTATGGTACAGATTATGGATTTACAAAATGGGTTACTACAGGAAATGTAGAATTTACCCCTATGGATATTTTAGAAAAACGATATAGTAGAATGGATCCCGCACTAGAAGAATTAGTTGCTGTAGCACATCCTTGGAGAGATGGTTCCTTCTCTTCAAAACCTGCAATTGTATCCTTTGAGACATATCCTCTAGAATGGCAAGATGCCAGCGCCTCAGTAGACTATTCCTATGATGAGACTGGAAAAACTGCTTATATTGTACTTAATTCGGTACCTGTTAGATACCAGGCAGCAATAATATATGGTACTTTAGAACGCGAAATATTTGATCCTGTAACTGCAGAATTAAGAACTGAAGAATTAACAGTTGCTTATGAAGAGGACCCAGATCAATATATAGCCGAAATGAGGATACTATATACGTATAAAGGTAAACGCTATTCTTATACCGTAGGCTCAGGGCTGCCCAATAGATATATTGTACAGGGGATAACTCCTATTTTTAATGAAGAGGATGAAGAGTACGGGCTTCCAGGAGATAATTTAGATGAAGTAATGGATACTTTAATAGACGCAGCAAATACAGAATTTCATAAATCTGACCTGCCAGTTAGAGAAGGCTCATTGCAAATTTTAGGGGATGAAACTTTAGATTTACGTACAACAGTTAATGGTTTAGATGTAGTTAGAGTGCATCATTCTTTTAATGATGGATTTAGAACGTCATTAGAATTATCAATTCCACAGTCTGAATATGCCTCTACGTTACATATACTTAATAAGGATAAAGAGCGTAAAAGAGAAAATGAGTCACTTAAGCCAGCAGTTAGCACATTAGAATATAATGTAAATAAAATTAAAGATTTATTTGGTAAATCTGCCCAAGTAGCAGAAACATCAGTTAAACCAGATTCAAGCCTTAGTACTTACGCATAATATGCCCACAGATCCCATTTGTAATATTTGTAAAAGTAAATTAAAGCCGATAGGAACACAACCAGCAGATTTAGAATCTTGGTGTGCAGATCCTATTTGGTTAAATGATCCTATTTTTACACAACATAGTTTAGCAGGAGTAGGTTATTCTGGTAAAACAAATAGTAAAAAAATACATATTGATCAACTAATAGTTTATTGGAATTCTGTTTGTACTTTACTATTAGTTCCATTTCCCCCTAGCCTAACTCAATTTTTAACTACTAAACAAAAATCTATAACAAAAGCAGATATCGTGTCATTACGGTTGATAGTAGAACAATGTTTAGAAAAAGTAGGAGTTACAATTGCGGACTATTTTAAGGGGGATAAGTATGGAGAAGTAGAATATGAGACTACACAAGTAGATTGGACAGACGTAGATAGGATTGAAAAAGTCCCATATTTACCCGAACGATGCTCTATTAAAGCAGTACACATAGAAGAACTAAGAAGAGGCATGTTACTAAATGTATTGTGGGAAGAAACGTGGGAACAGGGCCCAGTAACAGACCCACCTCTTCCACTAGAGCCAATGATACATGATTCTGGGAGTTATACTTATCCTTTTGTTCCTGGTGGTGGTTATGGTGGTGGTGGACATTTTTGGCCAGGTGGAAGACTTTACGCTTTAAATAATTGGTACCGTGAAGGAGAATGCTGGTATGGTAATGGAGCTGGAGTTATGACAGGAGGAAGTTGCTCTTACTCATTTGATCAAGATTGGATTAATGAAGAGAAAAAACAAGCAAAAATTTCAGTAGTTGCTAGTTCTAGTATCTCAGCTACTATATCGTTAGGAAGTATGAACTATGTAATGTCAGTGTTTAAACATTTAGTTCAATTATCAGATACTTTATTGATAGAAGAAGCTAATAATCATATGAAAATAAAATTGGAAGATACTTCAGTTAGTGGTTCCAATTATTATGGTATTTTAGAATTAGATGCTACAATTTCTTTTAAAGATGGAAGTGTTAAGTTTCCAACTCTTGTTTTAGCTAATATTGCTGGAACACAGTGTCATGCGGAAGGGGAGTCTTGGGCATATGTTGATGATGAAGGTTATCTTTGCTGGGATCCAGCAGATGGAGGAATGCTCTGGTATAGACTACAACATTGGCAACCTTTGGCAAGTGGAGTATTTAGTCTTGCTTCTATTGCCGCTTTAGAATATGGGTATAATAAAAATAATATTAGTAATATTCGTATTTGGGGGGTTAGATTACATTCATCTTGCAGTGGTTATGATGTTAGAAATTGCGCAATTGCTCCAATTTGTGTACTAGGAGATACTGTTTCTGGATCAGGAAATATAAACTTACAATTAGGCCATATTAAACTTATTAGTTAGTTTTCAATAGTAGGAGGAATACCAATGGTTTACAGCTTTTCTGTAGGAAATTTAGTACTAAAGCAAAGTGGGGCTACTATTAAAACGATAGAATTTGCCCGAAATATTGCTTTAGATTATAGAATTAATACCCATAAGGAATATGGTCCTGAAGGGCAAGTAACATCAGAGGATACTGAGACTGAAGATCTTACGGTTAACTGTGACTTTTTAGAGGCCACTTTTGATACTGGATTGGATGTTGGGGCATATTTTGATATATACCTGTCCTTAGGTGGTCCAGATGGTACTACTGGGATTTCTTTAATTTTAGCAAATTGTAAAGTAACGGCCTATTCTATTAAGTCCGCGCAAGGGGAATTTGTAGTTTCTACGTTTACTTTTTCAAAATCTGGAAAACTAGAGGATATACCTGGATCTACTGCAGCAGTACAGACAGTAAAATTTGGCAGTATTTACATAGGAGATCACGCTTCAGTTAATGTTTCCTATGACGGTAATGTAATTGACTATATCCTACCAACTGCCCTTGGTATTAAGATGATGTCAACTGGTTATGTTGGCGGTGGTAAACTAGGTATTACGGTGAATGGGTACGTAAAAAAAGAGTCCAGGATAGAAATAGAACAATATTTAGTGAATCTATATACTACTTTATCAACAACGGCAGACACATTAACAGTGACATATGGTGGGACATCATATACCCTTACCAATGTCTGTTTTGTTAGGGGGTCTTCCAGTGGTGGAACCGGAAAATATTCTAATTTTTCTTTGGAATTCCTAAAATCTGCTTTCTAATTTGGAGGACACCATGCAGTGGGATACAGCGTTGAGGTTGTGGCCAGCAGTAAGTTCAATAGTTCTATTTGTAATTCAAGGTGCTTTTTTTGTTATTATCAAATTTAATGATGTCCGCCATCTACACAAAGAAGTAATACGCCTTGCAAAAGAGCAAAAAGAATGTACTAATGGTCAGACAGATATAAGGGAACGGCTTGCTAAAATTGAAGGAAAATTAGATATTTTAGTAGACCATACCATCAACAAATCAATACAACTTAAGTAAATAATATGATAAGCCCTTTACCTACATTTTTTAAGTCATTACCCAGTGGTACTTTTAAATTTAGTGTGACAACCACTTCTACAAATGAAACTTTTACCTTACCTCTTTTAATAGGTACACATAATTTTACGGTTAACTGGGGGGATGGTACTTCCGATAGTACTGTTACTGCATATACCAGTGCAACTAGAGTCCATACATATGCTACAGCAGGAACAAGAACTATAACTATGGTGGGTACATGTATAGCATTTGGATTTAATAATGCTGGGGATAAGTTAAAAGTTACTGAAATAATTGATTTTATTGGGGATATGGGCTTTACTACTCTGAATTTTAATGGTTGTACTAATCTAACCGCCATATCAAGTAATATGAAAGAATTAACGTCTTTAACTACTGCTGAAAATATTTTTAGGGACTGCACAAAGTTGACTTCAATTCCTACTGACGCATTTTCTGGAAGTACAAAAATAACTAGATTTTTTGGCGCTTTCCGAGGATGTTCAGATTTACGCGCAATCCCTGCTAATTTATTTAAATATAATACTATAGTTACTAGTTTTGAACAAACTTTTTACGGATGTAATGACGCTTTTTTAACTACCATCCCTACAGATTTATTCAGGTATAATGATAAAGTAACTACTTTTAAATCAGTTTTTTTTGGTACCACTAGGATAGGGGCCATTCCAACTGACCTATTTAGGTATAACCTACTAGCAACAAACTTTCAAATGGCCTTCCACACCTGCTTCCGGCTTACCACCATTCCTACGGAATTATTTAAATATAATGTCCAAGCAAATGATTTTATTTGGACATTTTATGGATGTGATAAACTTTGTTTAAATGCCTCCATATTTTATGCACCAGGAGAAGAGAATACAAGATTTTTAAATAAATCCGTTAAGTTTACTGAGTGCTTTACTAGAACTAGTTTTACAGGCGTGCAAGGGGAAGCTCCAGCTATTTGGAATTGTAACTTTGGTACAGGTACTGTAACTGCAACCTCCTGCTATAGTGGAGCAGGTAATTCCACTACAAGTTTAAGTAATTATTCTAGTATTCCTTCTGAATGGATACTTCCTAATCCATAAACTATGTGGAAAATTGTCTTTAATATATGCTTATGGTTGGCATGTGGCCCCCTGTGGCGTTTAGGGGGTTGGGGCCCTGGTCTAATTAATCCAAATCCGTGGCCTTGGGTAGGATGGAGAGATACAATAATTCCTATTTTATGTGGTATTGTGTTTGGCTTTAACTCTAAGAATTGGATTATTGGAATTTTATCTATTATTACAGCACTAATTATACGTTTAGGATATGGGGAAAACTCAATCTTTCAGCATGTTCTAGGATTAACAAATGTGCAGGCCCGTACGCTATGTGGATTAGTTTACGGGCTTATTGCTTTCTTACCCATTGCTTATCATACCAAAGACTGGTATACCTATTTTATGTTTACCCTACTATTATGTTTAGTAAATTACTTTATGGTGAGATTTGAAATAAATGTGTGGGTAACTGAACTGGGAATTGGTTGGATCTTCGGATTAGCGTTTCTTCTTTTCAAATATCCCCAAAGCAAATAAAAACTTCTTAAAATCCTTTTTACCCCTCAATTGCTTTAAACATTTAATTGCTTTAAATATTGTTCCTTTTAGGGTTAATTTTACCTTGGTACTAAAGATTTTAATTCCTACTAAGATATACTTGTTAAAGTTGGAGAATGACTTGGTACCTCTAAGGATCTGCCGTACTTGGTAAGTAAAGGATTTAATCCCCTTGACAAACCATAACCTCTTGGAAGCAAATAACTTAACTCCAAAAATACGTATTCTTGTCAACGTTCTTGTCAATTTTGTACCACCAATAAGCGCCCTAAGCATCTTCTTAAATAGCTTAATACCCGTTATTTGCGCTAGGAGGCTCGTAGGGGCAAGTAAGGTTCCCCGCACCTTAGTCTTCGCTTTAACTCTTATCTTCAGTTTTCCAAGCACAAAAGCCTTGAAATGGAAGGGAAATTTCTTAGTTCCCGTAAGTTTATACTTTTTACTCTGTGGAACTATCCTTCCAGGGAAATAAGGGGTCTTTTGTGACTTTTTCCTCCGTTTTCCACCCCCTCCAATTGGCTCTTCCCCAACTGGAAGTTCTTTTGGGGACAATAATCCCCTAGTAATAGCAGAAAGGACATTTTTAAATAAGCCAACTCCCGCTAAAACAACAGATTTAACAGTAGGTTGATTTGGTGGGGTACGATGTCTAGCATGACCACCTAAATCATCGTCTTCATCAGGAGGAGGTATTGGATCTTCAGGATCAGGCATGTTAGTTTTTGGTTACTTTATAAGTTAGAAGTTTATTAGTGGAATCATAAGAACCCGCAACCGAATAGGTAGCAATAGGATTTATATCTGCATTGCAATCAGAAGCTGATGCATAAATTTTGGTAACACTACTAATTAAGTTTCCTAGAGTATCATATACAGGGGAAGTAATTCTAAAATTTTCCTGTACTAATCCAAGTATTCTAGCTAAACGATCTTCAGTTAATCCCCTGTGTGAAGTTAAAGAATTAATTATAGAAGTTAAAGTTCCCGCTAAAAGGTCTATTTTTGTAGAAATGGCTTGGACAGAGGACTCTTTGGCTTGCTCATCTATAACCGCAAAATCCTCCATACCGTCCTCATAACCCTCAGGTGTAGTATAAAACATAACATACTGTGCTTTAACAGATAAGTTAATTGTTACAAAATATCTCCCTGATTCTTCCCCCATTATCCCGGTATCACTTAAGGAATTGTCATCGGCCCTTCTGATTTCATAAAGAATATCCAGGCCTTCAACTTTTTTACCATCAGTTCCGAGAAGAACCAGATCAAAGATGGCAGCTGTATTAACAATAATATTTTTCATAGTTAAATAGGTAGTTGTGTTACAATCTGATCAAGGATAGCCTTATCTTCCACTGATAATTCATTAATAAAGATCACCTGAAGCAGACATAAATCTTCATCATACCTACAATAATCAATTTGCTTATCAACCATAAGAGAACTTGCTACTTGTATGTGAATAAAATCTAGATCCGGGGATTCAGAAACTAAAGTATAAGTATAAGTCATGTTAACTCCTTAAAGTTTTTGTATTGCCATTCTAGCATCACGAATGCGCCCATTATTTGCAGAGCGTCTCCAGTCCATATCAAATGTTTGAGCTACACCAGCAGTCAAGGCCACCACAGCAGAACCTGCTTGGGCTTCATATAAATTACCAGTCCATACCTCATGTACAAACTCTCCGGCTAAGTTAGTAGTATCATTCTGCTGAACTTGAATATATACAATAGTACCACCGCCATTTGAGTTCACAGTCTCACACGACCAAATTAGTAAATAATTACCAGATGTAGTAGGTGTAAAAGATAATCTTAATTTTTGTGCATATACTGCTGAGGTAGATGTGGATACACCAAGAGACTCAGCAAAGGCGCTCTGAATATCATTAGGGACCAGATAATCAGTACTCGGGGTAGCAGCTAAAACATTTGCTCCATTCCCCTTAAGTATTCCGGTAATATTAGTTGCTGTAGACGTAGAGACCTGATTGGGTCCTTGTGCGCCCTGGTTACCTTGATTGCCCTGATTTCCTTGACTACCAACTGCCCCTTGTACACCTTGAGTTCCTTGCGGGCCTGTAGAACCAGCCACACCTTGTGGTCCTTGGGATCCTGTTGCACCTTGACTTCCGGTACTTCCCTGTGGCCCTTGGTTACCTTGAAACCCTTGATTGCCTTGTGGTCCTTGTATTCCAGCATCACCTTGAGGACCAATCTCTCCTTCTTCTCCTTGAAATCCCTGTCCACCTTGATCACCAGTGTCCCCTTTAATTCCTTGATAGCCCTGCCAACCTTGGAAGCCTTGGTGTCCTTGTGGTCCCATAGGGCCCTGCTCACCAACTCCACCTTGGTCACCGGTATCTCCAGTAAGTCCTTGGTTGCCTTGAAAGCCTTGGGGCCCCTGACTACCAATTTCCCCCTGAGGTCCTTGCGGACCTATTTGTCCTTCAGCTAATAAATTCCAATAAGTTAAATTTGGAGGAACTTGATCGGCATGTTGTTTAATACAAACATAGGCAGAACCGTTATATTCAATAATATCATAAACTATATAGGCTCTTTCAGAATCCCATGCCCCTCTCCAGTTATTATATTCTGTTTGACGTAATATCATATTTATCTCCAGAGTTCATCAGCAAATATCTCAATGGGAGTATGCAGCCCCTGTTTAACTGTAACTGAAGCTTCCCATTTCACCTCTATAGCTCCAGAGGACTTTGCTTCGAGTGTTTGGGGAGCCCTAACAATAGTGACTTCAGGATGCCTAACCTTAACCTGTATATTAGTTAACTGACAATCTTGTTCATTATATAGGAAAAAGGTATAGGTCTTAGATTCACCAGCAGGAACAATGCCTAACTCAACCTCAAGTCCCGTGATTTGTTCTGTTAATTCTGGATTAGAAAATAACTCCATGATTCCTCCTATTAATCCTTATGTTCTTCTAGTAATTTTTCTATAAGTTTACTCTTCTTATCTTCCAATTCAGTAACTTTAGGATCTACCTCAACATCCAAACTCTTTTTCATATAGAGTTTATCTGCGTTCTTATCCAATATTGCATCAAGGCCAAGATATTTAACTCGGGCCTCATTAGGAGTGATAATACCAGACATTACTAAACGGTCAAGGACGCGGGCTTTATCAAAATCCAACCGTGTAATAAGTTCCGGGGATGTAATAATAACATCCTCATACTTTAGACGTAAACGACATAGTATTAAAGTTAACTTTTCACACTCATAGGTCACTAATGTCCAAATAAGGGACTGAAATTCTTCTCTCTGCTCCCTAGCAGACATAGATCCGGTAGAATCTACAAATCCCAGCTTAAAGGGAGGGATACCAAAGACATTGTGCCTCTGTACAAGCCACTTCTGAAATTCAAACTCATCCTTATAGGTCTTATCAGATAAAGCAATCTTTTTAATATCGTCAGTATTTACACTCACCACCTTATTACCACCCTTACCAGTAATAACCGACTGGATACTTGTCATAACGGTAGAAATCCAGGTCTTTGTCTGCTTAGGAAATCCTAATACCTGGGGGGAAATACCAAAATCTCCACGTTCCATCTCTTTAAGGGCCTTAGTATCAGCATTTAACTCCTTATAAGCGGATGCAATTGGAGAAGATCCGTAGAAATGGTCACTTAATTGGTCTAATTTAAAATGTACCAGGTCTTCCTGGCCATAGGTTGTTTCACTCTCTACTCCTGTTTTAGGATCCATAAATGCATAGCAACCTGCCTTAGCAAGGTTACCATAAGCATCAAATTTAGCTCTTAATAGATATCCCGGAGCCGCATATAAGAACTTGATTGCAGTACCTGTTTTTGGTTGGCATTCTAAAGCACCATTACCAAATAACAAAAGATCTTTAAGATATTTACCCCTAACATCTCCAAATGTCTCAACCTCGTTTGCATAGGATAAGAAGGTGTTTACTTCTTGCATGTGGGCTGTAGCAACAGCCGCATTAACCCCAGGTGCAGGAACTGCCTGTAATTTATACTTTAGACAACCGCTAACTATAATATCTATGTACTTACGTACCCAAGAATTGGTTAGATATAAAGTAGAAAGTTGGTCTGCAGATAAAGACCTCTCCTCAGGCGCAACATAGGCAACCCCTTCTGAAATAGCAGGGGACTCAACTTCTGCAAGAGGCGCCTCAGTCTTTTTATGGAATACTCCGAATAAATTATACCACATATTAAACCTCCTATTATAATATTATTGTCTGTAATATTGAAAACTACCTAAATACCTCAATCTAAAAGAGTTTATCCAACTTATCTTCGGCCTCTTCCGGCACTAATTCTACCACACAACCTGAACCGGAACCACCCGCAGAAGATGCAGTAAATACAGCACCGGCCAAGGAGTCAGCAAGGTCTTTGGAACCCAGTCTTTTACCCTCTTCCTTTAACCTTTCTGTACTTTCTTTAGGATGATCTACCTTGTTATTTATAATCTGTAGTTCATTTAACTCCCTAAGTAGTATAGGGTTATAATAATATTCAAGTATCTCCTGGTATAATAAATCCTTTAAAGTATTATAAGGCTGCATAGTGCGATCTAGAGACACTAGTTCACATGGAATTCCCCTTTTATCCAATAATTGCATAAAATCTGTTGAATTATGTGCAAATATTCCACACTCTAGGCCAACATTATGATAATTAGGTACTTCTAAATCATATACATCCTTTTTACCAATATAAGTAATTGATACAATTTTATGGACAAATTGCCATTTTTTAGTTTTATTTGAGGGTTGGTGGACTTGTAAATAAGTACTTCCCCCACCCCAAATATTCTTTTCCCTAAATTCTAAAGGCCTTATTTGGTCTCCTGGGATTAAATCTATTACTCTTTTATAAGTCCCATTTAACATTAAAATTTTATGTTCTGCGGTAAACGAAGCCTGTTCTCCATTATCTAAAAGTAACCCATAACAACCTATATTTTCCCCAGTTTTCCGTGCAGGATTACATTCAGCAGGGACAATCCTATTAGTGGAGGAATCAAAAGCATAAATCCATTCTTTTTGAGTTACTTCGTCAACTCTTTTAGTGGTGCCATTAAGTAATTTTATTTTATTTGTACCTAATTGACAGGACCACCCATCTAGTGAGACCTTAGCGATTGGAAATCCCATACTTTGTAATTTAAAAATAAATTCCCTTATCTGCTCAAAATTTATCTCATTGCCATCCGGCTGTAACTGTACGATTAGATCGGTGTAATATCCAATCTGGGACTCAGTCTTCTGATAAGTATGCAACATACAAAACCCAGCATAGTCAACTGCACCTTTTGCCAAGTCAATATGAATATAATAATTAGCACCACTATGGTTATCTTTTAATGCATCAATTTTAGCCCTTAATTCTGCACTGTTGGGACTTAGGGCTAATTCCTGCTCCAATCTATAAATTTCTTTAATATAAAACGCCTTAAACCAAACCTGCAGGGTCTCCTCATTTATATTAGTACTAACATGGGGAGTTTCCGATATAATGGGAGAACCATCAAAGTCATATACAGCATTAGTAATCTTAATTCCGTTCTTTATAAACTTCTGGCCAGTTTTACTAGGCATAATATTTTCATATCTTCTTGCCGAGTCTTCTGGATCCTGTGCGTATGCATCTGCATAATCTGCCTTAGAGACCATTAGGTTCACTTCCCAAGTAGCCTTTTTTGACATATATACCTTCCTACGCAAAGATTCTGGTAAAGCCTCCATCTCGTTCCAGTGACTGTTCATAAAATCATACTGGTCTCTTAAATAAGATATTAAAATTATCTTATGGTAGTTTGGGAAGCGGGAAGTAGCGGTAGCTTTAAGGTTGGTGTATAATGATTTAGCCCTATCATACTTGAATTCTGCGATCTCGTCGAGGATTCCAATTAATACGTTCTTTCCTTCAGCGGTGTATTTAACACTGTTACAACTATAGGCGGTGATATTTTTTGGAAACCTTACTTTAGTTGTGAGTATATCCCTACCAGAACGGATATCCATACCTTGTTCTTCAAACCAATTCTTTCCAGTTATGGGATTAATAACTAATTTTACGGCCTCACAGAACTGCTCAAAGAATACATTGGATGCATGTTCTTCATTTACGGAAGTATTTACTAAGTCGATAGGCGTACCTTCAGCCCTACCTAAGTACTTTTGTGGGCTCTTATGGCACAGTAACCAATAAGCTACATATATTAACATGCGCTCACATAGAAAGTCTTTTCCAGCGCCTTCTCCAAACATTAATAGAATCTCATTAATATCAGGATTGAGGTTCTCAAGATCTGGAGTAAACATGGCATTAATAGGATTTAACTGCTCAGGAAATAGGGGTTGTCCCATCCAGTCCCTGAAGAATACTTCAGGAGAAGTGGGCTTTTCAATGAACTTAGCTGTAGCAGCTGTGTTCTTTGCCTGTTTATCGAAGAAATTTTCCCAAGAGCTACCTATACCCATATTATCTACCCTTCTCTTCTTCTGCTTCTACTTGGTCTGCAATCTCTGTACATTCCGTGTCCAAAACAGAACCCATGTCCTTAATCCTCTGAAAAGCATATGGTTGTTTATCCTCTGGAACGAACTCTCTAATAACTCCAGTCAACTTCTCCATTAAGATATTAATTTTATCAATATGGATGTAGTTCTTAATAATCTTATGTGAGGTATCAATAAGTTTCAATATCTTGGACTCATGTTCCAATTCTGTCAATAGGGTCTTTAGGGCCTCAATTTGCCCTTTAGTGTCCCCATTGGCCTTGGATTCAATCTCCCATAACTTCTTTTTAATCATATCTAACTGGTCCAAGTGCTTCATGATAGTTTCTGCTTGCTTGGCCAATAAATATTTATTCTCCGTAACAGCCTTGATGTAGTTGGCTGTAATAGTCTCCTTATCACTAACAAGCATATTAGTAGTATAACCCGGGAATAACTTAGCCATCTCTTCTACTATCTCATGGTCCTTAAACCCCTTTAAGAGGTACTCCTGGGCTATTGATAACCGTTTACTTTGATCCGCCTTTTTTGGCCGTCCTACGCTTCTTTTTTCCACCACTTTTACCTCCCACTAAATGATATTCTTTAGAAAAGTACTTTCTTAAAAGCAAAACCTTCTGTTTTAGTTCTGGATAAGGTATATTAAGGGTCTTAGCCACCTTTCGCTTAGTTAAACCATGACTTAGTAATTCCGCGATTACAAAAATAGTATCACCAAGTTCTTCCTTAACTTGCGCCATCATTGACTCATATGCAGCGACGTTACCCACCTCTTCATTATGTGCCATAGTCTCTCCTAGAATCCGTAGCGTTTACGCTTCTTAGTAAGTCTTACCTTTGGTTGGAGTTTCTTCTCTTTCTCCTGTTCAGCGTAGTAGTTGTGTTCTTCTGGATCTAATGGAATATCATAGTCCCTAAGTTTACTGAGTTTATAATCCCATTCTTTACAAATGTCCTTAATGCGTTTCTTCCATTTAGTAAGTAAGAACCACTTAAATTTAATAAAGAAGTAACCAGGTTGTGCGTTGACTAACTCGGGGCGCTTCTTAAGCATGGAGAAGTAGAGTAAATATAAATCTTGGGCCAGATCATCCCTTTCCAATAGATTGTTCTTAGCAAAGTCCATTGATAGGTACCCAATGACCTCATTAATCTTTGGGGGGCACTCTTTCACATTCAAATAACTCTTCTTTGTTCTAGCCTTATAAGTCCTTTTCCACATTTAATCTCTCCCACTTTCCTTGACTACCTTCTTTTGCTTTGGAAGATTATCAAGTTCTTTTGGTAACATTCCCTCTTCAATTCGTTCCTGCAATTCGATTATGCCTACAATATTCCAAGCAGCAGCAGTTAAATGGTCCTCATCTACTTTTCCCTCTAGCGCTTTAAACATATGGCGAAGAGCAGAGTCCATCATGCGCTTAAGAGGTATTCCTTTTAACCAGTTATCATCCCCATACTTCTTTGCGCCATTTTCATAGTGCTCTGCTAATCTTCTAAGGGCCCTTGTAGGCAATAGGTCATACCTACCTTTGCCTTCTGCTGTATCTCTAACTGCCCCGGATTTAAAGGACTGCCGCTTACCAGAATCTTTAACTTTATTAAATTTCATAGTCTATTCCCCCTTATTATCGGCTTCTTCCTTTTTCTTTAATAATTCCTGGAACATCCGCTCAGTATCTACATCATTATTTTTAGGAGTAGTGAAGTAAGACAGTATTCCCCCAATGAAAGATACAACTATGTACCCCATTGTTAAACCTATCCCGATATTAACCCCTATCCATACCAAATTCCTAGCATTCTGAATATTCATTGCAACTAATTCCATTATAACCCTCCATTGTTTTGTTCAATTACTAATTCCTCTTCTGAAAGCTCCATTTCACTGCTAATACCATCCTCATTACAAAGTACCTTAACTTTAATAGTTAATACATAGGGATATGCCTTAAAAACGTACCGGGATAATCTTAAACTTAGTACCCGGGCTATATTCTCTAGTGAACCGTTCTTTAAGTTGAGGTTTTTAGATAGGATGCCCTTTATAATGTCTGTATCTAATGTACTTTGCTTAGAATCTAACATAATGATCTCAGCATTTATATGATAAGGAAAGAACCTTGACTCTATAGACCCCGTAGCACTAATTCGTATAGTATTATAGCGGTACATATTATACCTTTCTTTTCTCAAGAAATAACTTAATTAGAAACCTGTTCCACTTATCTATTAGGCGAACCTTAAGGGGCTTACGGAATATTTTATCATAATTTTTTGAATACTCCGTATCACCTCCGCCAACTATGGGATGATCTGCCATTATTTCTTTCTACTTAGTTTACGCTTACGAAGTTTGCGTAATTTAAGATTATACTTCTTAACTATATGCTCCAGGTATTTATTAAAATGAAGCCCTAATACGTCCCCTACACCATACCCTATAGAATAAATTGTAATAAGCCAAAGAACCGTAAGATTTTCAGTAACTGTCCCCACAATATAACACCAAGTTACTGCAATAATAAAGGAAGTAATAAAGCATCCCCACCTACTCTTCTGAATACGAAAATCAGTATTCACTGATATTAGGAAGTTCTCCAATATCCCTACTACGAAAAGACTAATTGCTACTAGTACTGGGTGCATTATTCTCCTTAACTACTAGTTCTGCGTATTCAGTGTTATCTGGAAACTCTATTACCTTTATAACATCCATGAATTGGTGGAGCGCCTCCCCTTTACCCTTACATGTAGGACAAGGAGTATTGGGAGTTGCCCAACCCGTCCCCATGCACCCTTTACACTTAAAATATACACTAATCCGCATTTTTCCTCTTTAAATCATACTTCTTATCTATGAAGAGTAAATATTCATTCTCAGTCCTGAATACTTCTCCTTGGGTCACTAATATTGCCTGTAGTAAACTTTGCTTTAATTCTTTTTTAGGTATATCCGTTATAAGATAGATTGGTATACCGTGTTCCATAGCGATCCCACACTCCATGTAAGAACCACAATTATGTACGATAAAACCATTAGCCATAAAATTTCCTGTTGAGGTAGCAAGATCAAAAACTCGCAACTTGCCAGCAGGTATTGTGGTTATGGGTACCTGTAACTTATCAATAGTATACTTAAAATTTAAACGTTTATATGCTAATAGGGAGGGACATGTAAAAGCAACACTTTTCGGCATACAAATCGTGTATTCCGGAGTTGCATTAATACTACGTAATCCAAATAGACCTTTACGATTGCGTACTTGTAGGGAATACTTGATCCCAATAGACTCAAGTGCTTTTTTAAATTGTTCTATATTCCTATTATGTACTTCTGCTTGGGTGTACCTTATTGACTCAAGTTCATAATAACCATCAGCATCAATACTCCCACTTAACCAACCTTTTAATTGCACTTTTCCAGTTAGTTCATTCTGCCATTTTTGTACAAGTAGAATGTCGGACCTTTTATACGTACCAACTACCCAATATTTGTAATTTAATCCACCTCGTTTAACTGGAGTAGGTGTTAGTCCTAATTTCTGCATTACTTCATATACCTTGTTTATCTCTTCTTGCTTATTAGACAAAAAAGTTAAAGCCGCCCCATGTTTTGTATTTATCATACTTCCATCATGTTGTGTATAACCTAAAAACCAACCTTTTATAAATTCTAGAGTTAATGGACTGCAATCTGTGGCAAAACAGGTCCCAATATCTTTGACTGGAGCATAAATTGAACCAGATCGTGTATTGGGTGTTAAAAATGGATGATCTGGAGTAGCAAATACGGATGAATTTGGCCCTAAACACTGCACTGTACTTTTTATCCCCCTATCTAACGTCTCAAAAACAGTAGATTCAGTTAAATAGGTTTTCCTATTTCTTTTAACAAATCCTAATATCTTATCTCCAGGAACAATATCTTGAATCATTTTGGTAGAAAAGTCAGCCATTGTAATAGGAGTATTGTTAGCAATACAAGGCTGGTCGCCAGAAGAAAGCCTAAAAGTAATCCAGCTAGACATTGTACAGTAAGCAATGTCCCCGGGTACATGCTTGAGACTTCCGTTGGCTTCAACATAATCACGTCCCTTCCAAATATTAATGGCTTGTTCTCCAAATTTATCCCAACATCCAGATGCTATCCAGCCCTTCATCTTAATAGTAATCTCTTCTGAGGACATACCAGTTTTGGATTCCTCTAGTTTAACGGGATTAATTGGAAATACATTTCTTAAACGAAGTTCTTTATCAAGATTTTCTCGCTTTTCCCCACCACCATCTTTTTCAGCAGTGATCTGCATAGCTCCAATTAAATAAGTAACAAACTTAAATTGGGAGTCTAATGCTTCTAATTTTGGTGCTATACTGGGAGGGGTATTTTCTACTCTATTATCAGCCATATTTAACTCCTAAAGATGTTTTCTTTTATTGTTTGGCACTATTGAATTAATAGTGTATTTCCATAAACTAGGGCGCTTTATGTACACTCTCCTAGGGTAGGTCTCATAACTATAAAAAATGTACACTGTCCAAAATAAGTACAGCATACATACTAAAGCTAGGACTGAGGTGGATATAATGAATAGGTCTCTAATAACCAGTCCATAGCCTAATTTTACTATATCATTGAGTATGGCATAATTTACAAATCTCCGGGACATTGCTTCTGCTGACTTCTCCTTGCGTATCTTAGATGCCTGTATTACGTACTTTATGGCATCTAAAATTCCAGTTAGGATTAAGGCAAATCCAAAAATCTCTTGCAACATAAGTCTATTCAAGTTTACTCCTTTGCACTTTGAATTATAGAAACTCCTCTAGATGTTCCAATCCTAGTAGCCCCTAATTCAACTAACTTTTCAACTTCTTCCTTAGTCTTTATCCCACCTGCAGCTTTAACTGGAAGAGTGCAGAACTGCCTCATTAATTTAACATCATTGAGTAAATCCTGCATTCCAGTCTTTGGATCTCTCATAAATAAGCCACTATCTGTCTTTATCCAGTTCGCTCCAGATTCTTGTACTAATTTACAAGCTTTCTTAAGGAGTAGCTCATAACTTTCTTTCTTTTCCTCTGCTACGGCCCTAATAACGGTGGTTTCAATAATTATTTTTAGTTCTCCACGGGTCTTTAACCTTATCTGCTCTAGTTCCATAGCTGTTTTAGGCCAGTCCTTACCAACAACAAACCTATGAATATCAAGAATATAGTCAATTGCATCAGCTTCTTCAAAAGCAGACTCTCCTTTTAATCTCAATAGTCCACCACCAGATTCCCAGTTGGGTACAGTGGCTACTTGGATCCCAGTTCCCGCCAATCGTTGTTTAGCAAAATATACCCAACTTGCCGGAATACATACGGCAATAAAGTTATACTCTTTAGCTTCGTTAAGTAAGGCTATAATCCCCTTACGATTTAATTCAGGTTTAAGATTTGTATGGTCAATAACTTTAGCCAATTCTAGTTTATTCATGTTATTTTTCCCCTCCCAAGTCAACTGCATAGAAAAATGTACTTACCCTTGCTTCATTTACTCCCCAAATCAACTGAATAGGATTTGAGCTTTTAGCCATCTGTTCTGATAGGGCATCTCCTCCAGGGACACATCCCCCCCTAAAAATACGTACTCCATCACAATCATTTAGACCAAAATGGTGGAAATGGCCATATACTATTGCCTCAACTCCGTGCATTCTAGCCCACTCATTAAATTTAACTCTTCCTGAAGGGCTATCTGACTGTTCAGGGGCAACGTGCCTTATAAGATACCTATGGCCTCTAATTGCTAAGGTCATGTAGTCTGTTTCAGCATACTTAATTGTAAGATTTGGGTTCTTTAATACTTGTTTTGACCAAAAATCTAGGATCATATATATCATTAAATCCCAGTTTGAGGTTGTATCCATATCTTTACCAGTTCTACCGTGATTACCTTTAACTCCGTAAAAACTAACATTTAATTTTCTAGCTAGTAAAGATACTATTAATTTCTGAATAACTTCAACAACCAACATAACCTGGTGGGGTGGAGCCATTTCCTGTTCATAAGCCTGTGTAGCATAGATGCCCTCACCATTAGCTTGGTCCCCAGTAGATAATATAACAACATTTGTGATCTTAACACTTTTGGTGATATTATTATCCAATAGTTTAAGTATCTGTGTAAATAGACAATTAATCCTTACTCTAAATACATGCTCGTCATACTTAATAGAACCATCTTGTTCCTTAACGATCTTACCAGCATGGAGATCCGAAAGTTGTATTACTAAAGTATCCCCTTTAGTATATGCAGGAGTTGCTGCAACATATGGGGTAACTCCTCGTAAATTATCTTTTAAAGTCTGAATTATTTTAATAGAAAGGCCCTTGTCCTTCATCGTCCCTGTTAATTGAACGGCAGGTTTGGTAAATTGTAGTTCCCTACTTTTGTGTTCAACACTACTATAGGGCCTACTTATAACATTGGCACATTCACGAAGAGTCTTTCCGTCTTCTAATAATTTCTTTAATATTTGGGTTTCTTTACTTGTCCATTTTGTGGGCATTTTTTCCTCCGGGCATCAAAGATTTAGGTACTAAAATTCCTGAAGTTAGTATTCCGTCTATTATGCGCTTACCCATAGGGGTATCTATAGACTTCGTTCCATCCACACCTGCCATTACCACTATATCTAACTCTACTTCACCATAAATGGCCTTAGTAATAGGATCATACTCAACTGAGACTATTTTACCCATAATGAGCTTAGTGGTGGCAAATGTTATGGATACTGGACCCTTAAAACTATCTACTACAGATTTACAAGCGTCTTCTGAGATGGACATCCCCTCGTATACAGTATCTGCTTTAATCAGTTCTAGCCTCATTGAGCCCTCCTACTATATATTATATACCAAACTGGAGCTATCTAGTCCCAAAGATCACCATAGTACTTCTTAAACAGCCTCCACCCAACCTCTATTTCTTTAAGTTCTGACTTAGTTGGGAACCTGCATTCGTCCATCCACAGCCTCTTTAGACTAAACGCTCTAATTATTTTAGTTAATATTTCACGCCATTTCTTTTCTGCATCAGCATAATTTGAATATTTAATAGATAGGGAAAAGGGTAAAGAGGAATCCCCTTCTTTGAGTCTTTTGCAACCCCCACAAATTATTTTTGATAAGTATGTATCAAAATCCCAGGTATCACAGTCTGCGTATCCACGCTTACCCCGCTGAATAAACCACTTGACTTCCCTAAATGCAACTCTAATAGCCGAATATCTTCTATACATGGCGTATTTTATGATATCCATTGCATCTTCCCCACGTAGGTTTATAATCTCTCTAAATATGTTTTCCATTTTTCCAATCTACGTTGTTTTATTAAAATAATTAGTCCAATCGGTATAAATAGGAATAACGTTATCACTTGAACCTGCCTAGATAATTTACCCAATAGGGAATATAACTCGTCCCCATCTTCTTTAGGGTCAATTAAGTAGGAATAACCTATTACAGCAATTAGATTTAATAATACCATAGTTAGTAAGAGGAGGAACATACCAGTAACTGCTAATATAAGTTCTAGTATAAATATCATTTAATTGGGGTAAAGTAAAGAAATATATATAATATTACTAATCCCAGGTTGACCCCGACCCCAAAGTTCCAGTCCTTCTCTACTAGTCCTACAATAGTTAGCCCTACAAAAGAAAGAGTTGCCGTATATTGCAGTAATACCTTGACTAACATGCTTCCTCCTACTCCGCTGTATACTTTTGTGGTTTGTACCCAGGTAAAAATATTTCTGGTAGTTCCCAGGTATATCCAACTATATGGTCTCCTTCTAAGCAGAGAAGGGGTCCTGGTGCACCCCACCCCTCTAGCTGATATACCTCTCTATAAATATTGTACCATTTTTTGCATACTTCACAATATATAGACTCACTATGGTATTCGTATAGCATCTCTCACCTTATATTATATACTAAATTGAGATTATCTGTGTGATGCCATCAGTCTTTCTTAATAGGATCTTTTGGCCAGCTTTTATGTGGGCTGAGTCTTCTCGGTGGGAAATAATGAATATTTGTGTATAGGGACTTACTTCTAATAGGGATAATATCCTTTCTCTATTAACCTCATCTAAGGCATCAAGTCCCTCATCAACAAATAACATTGAAATATTACCCCTAAGATTACTTATTACTAACTTAAATATAAGGGATACTAGGGCCTGTTCCCCAGAAGATAACATATCAAAAGTATATTCATACTGGTCTCTAAATAATACAATAGAGCAATTGGGTACAATCAAGCCATCATGCGTAGTCTTAGATAGGTTAATTTTACAAAATAAATCACTAAATCTTGATAACTCCAGGTTCATTTGGTCTTCGATCTTTAATGCTACATCTACCAAAACAGACGTAATATAATTTTGCAGAGTTATTAGAGCAGAAGAGTAAGTCTCCTGCTCTACCTTTATTACATTGATGTCTTGTTGTTCCTTCATGCTGTCCGATAATTGTGCAATACGAGTAATACACTTGGCTACCTTATTCCCAAGGGAGTTGTTGAGGTGCATGGCTCCTGCAATATCTCCACCAATCCTCATCGCTTCTTTTGTATTGGTATCAATTTGTTGATTGAATTTAAGTACTGCTTCTTCACATTTATTAAGGTCTTCCATTCGTTTACTTAAAATTATAGAGGCCCCACAAGTAGGACAGGAAGAATTTTTTAATAAATCTTCCTTTTGCATTAACAGACCTTCCCTCAAGTTCTTGATTGATCTAATCTCATACTCTAGTGTACTTTTCTTGCTAGATAACTCAACTACTTGTGCACCATACTCATCACAACGTTTCTTTAACTCAGCATGAACAACATGTAGTATATCTAGGCGTTTTTGAGATGGGTAAAAGCGAGTATGGGCACGTAATAAATACTTCTCTAAATCATTTTTATGAGAGTTTAAGGAGACCAATACTCCTTGTAATCTATCCAATCCCAATAGGTCTTGTAGTACTAAACGTAAATCTGTTGAAGATAATTGGGTTAAATCTGTCTGTCTTACTTTGTCAATAACTGAATAAGTAGTAAAAGATTCAATATTAATACCAAGTAATTCTTCTATTTTAGTTTGCAATTCAGAAGCAGTTCCTACACTTGGTACTCCGTTGACTTCTAATTCTAGAGTTGCAGTTTGCGCTTTTCGTGTTCTACTAATATTTAATGTATAGGAATTGTGCTCAATACTACCAGATATTTTTAGTGACTTTTGCCCCCTTCTAATTAAATCTGGACCTTTAACTTTAGATCTACCAAATAATAAGTAGAAAAGGGCCTCTTTAATACCACTTTTACCGGCACCATTACTACTACCAGTATCCTGATTATAACCTGTTACAAAAGTTATTTTAAAATCAGTAAAGAGGATATCTGCCTTGTCATAACTTTGAAAGTTTTCTAAATGTAAGGACTTAAATTTCATTACTTCTTCCCCTTCTTTCCACCTTTACTAAGTTTTCCCACTTTAGTTCCCTTACTTCTAACTTTAACCGCAGTATTGGTCACTTCTATTTCAGGCTCTTTAGCTGGAAGCATATCATTACCTACTACTCCCAATACTACTGCATCAGCCTCATGTTCATTTTCAATCTTAAGATTAAACTTAGCATTAACGGCAGCCATAACCTCCGGTTTCTTAGCATTGCCCTTTATTCCTATTTTACATCTAGCTGAGGAGCAATTAATAACAATAGGTGCCTCATGTTTATATTCATACCATACTAAAATAAGGGCGCCACGTACTATAGCGAGTGCTTTAAGGGCCGTATAACGCCCCGGCAGACCATATATCTCCTCAAGACAAAGATAATCTGGCTTAAACTTATTCAATAATTCCCGAATGTCCTTACTCATTTCTACAGTACGTTCAAAAAGGTCTAAAGACGCCCTTACATTAATACAACCTACTTCTGATATTTTACCATTACGCATAACACAATACCCAGTTGCAGTGCTACTTTGATCTAAGGCCAGAAGAATTCCCATTGTACTCCTTTAAATATTTAATGGCACGTGTAAGATAAAGTGGGGAATCATTGAAACATCCCAACCCCCAGTTACATTTAGAACATATAAAATTACGAATTTGCCCTGTTTTATAATGGCCTAATTTATATCGTTTAGTTTTTCTAATAACAGTATAGTTGCCATATTTACTTCCTATAACTATACTTCTATTTTGTTTATTTGGATAAGACAATATTACTCCTTTAATAACATTAATATCAGTTCTTTAATCTCACTAGTAGTATGTTCCGTAAGATACCTGTCTAATCTAAGTAATCCTGCTTCTTCTTTATGATCTTCTTGTAAACTTACTCCAAGTAAATTTTTATTCTCATAAAGGAATACTACTTTTAGGTCTTTAAATAGAAATTTAGCAAATCTTTTATATACTTCTTTTTTATTAAGACTAGGGTCTGAGTAATGTACAATTAATTTTACTCTACAATTAGAAGGATAGTCTTTTAAAATATCAGAGTCGCTATCTGGGGTAATATCTAATTGTACAATTGGATCTGGATTGAGCTCTATATGTTCTATCATATATTTACCCTGATCAAATGTAACTTCCACTAAGGCCTTAGTATCATTGCGTTCATTAAAATCAATATAAAATAATGAACCCGGATGGACGACTTGTGTCTTTGTGCCCTGAATATGCTGGCCGCGATGGATATGTCCTAGCAATGCTAAGTCCACATCTAATTGATTTACAGATATTCCAGAATTTAACCTTATATCATATGCACCAAGTACTGATTCTTCCACACTATAATGTCCCAATAATACAGAGACCCCCTCACGTTCAATCCTCATTGAGGTTTTGGAAACTGTTACTGGTAAAACTTTAGGCATCCAGTCTAGTAAAGAATTTTCTGCAGCCATATCATGATTTCCGGCAATTAATATAATTGGCACTTTAATCTGCTTTATAAAATCAATAAACAACATTAGTTCTAAAGGAGATATACGGTTAGTATGAAATAGGTCGCCTAAGATCCATAGTTCATCGCGTTTATTGGCCTCTAATATAACCACATCTAATAAACGTTTCTGTTGTTCTAGGTCGAATCTTTCTGCAATATGCAAGTCTGCTGTACAAATTACCTTTACCATTATTTCTTTGCCTTTTTAGGTGAAACTTTTATACGTTCTTTAAGTAATTCCTTGTACATCCCCGATATTACCTCATTATCAGTAATAATAGTATCCGCAACCTTATATTTTAAGGCCTCTCCAGAATCTAACCATATTTCTCCTCGTTCGGAGAGCTCAACCATATCACTAGGTAAACCAGTTCTTGAACGCATTAGGTCTTTTGCTAATTTTTGGGCATGATCAATGCTTTTTACGCGGTCTTTAATAAAAGAACCATAATCTGCAACTTCCTCACTCATAGGATGAAAAAGAACTTGGGTCCTACTTCCAATATATCTTTGGCCAGGAGTACCTGCTATAAAGATTAGAGACCCCATAGAGCAAATCTCCCCCAGGGCTATTGTTCTAACTACATGTCTCATGCCAGCCATTGTATCTATTAGGGCATATCCTGCGGAACAGTATCCTCCCGGTGAACAAATAATTAAATTAATTGAACGTTTATCATTTGTAGCATCTAAAACTAACATATGTTGAATAAGTTCCGAAATTCTTCTATGCTCTACTTCCCCAAAAAGAAAGAGGTCCCAGGATAGACAACCCGGATCTAAACGCACCCTTAAATCTACACCAGCTTCAACCTCTACTCCCTTTTTATTCATGTATTCCTCCATGGTAAGTAGTGAGCATCTGTAATGTATCATTTAGACAGGACTTATGAAAAGCAAATTTTTTATCTTCAGACTGTAGTACTTCCTCGAACCTAGTGCCCTGATCGGGAAAGATTAAATCATTCTGCTCCCAGGGTTTATAAGGCAGTTGACTTACCCTTAAAGATCCTCCACAGAACATGCAGTTAACATGATAGTGGAGGCGTATAGAGATAGTTGAAGTCAAAGAACTTGGATTACGGGTGTGTTGTATCTCACTCTTATCTATCTTTGCATTAAATGGTAACTTTTCACTCACTTCATGGGCTACTCTATGTATAATTAAATCTAAAACGCCCTCCTCCATAGAACTGTTCCTGAGTAGCCCATCCGATACTATCTGACTGTTAAACAGCACCTGATTTGTGGACACTGGAAGTAAATCTCCTAGAAGCATGCATGCCCAGTAATTCATGAAGGGAGTTACACAATCCGCATGTAGCTTACTCACATTAAAACCTGGGAGTGTAAGTGAAGATGGGCCTAGGGGTAGTCTACAATATAAGCACCTATGCCCCCAAGAGTCCTGGCTAAGGAGCTCATTTAATTTATTTTGTAGAAGAGTCCTTGGAAGCATTATTTGTTCCGTTTCTTTTTATTATTTAACTTCTTCTTTTTTAAATACTCATCTATTAATTTATCGGATGTACTTTTATTTTTATCCATGTTCTCATTAGTAGAACAAGTACTATGTGGGTACTTCTTTAAAAATTTGTTTACTGTGTCGGGTATAACAATATTAGTACCTGCCAATAACTCCTTAAATTTGTTTAATTTATCCGTGAGTTCCTTATCCTTTTCTACTGGTTTTTGAATAAGTTTTAAAAGAGCCAATACTGTAGCGGTTGTAACATCGGAAACTCCCTTTATAAATTCGGGATTCCCCTTAAATAATTCCAGTAAACGTAGAATACAAAGTTCATATAAGTATGAATATGCAACAGGAGCTACACCGTGCTGCATCTTATAAGCAGTAATTACTTCATCTAACTGCTCCATTAGAAAAAGGACTGTTTCAAACTCATGAAGATTATGTTTATCCATAGTGCTGCTCTTTTTTTGTTACATAAAGGTGCCTTCTGCAGGTGGCTAAAAGTTGCTCTATATTGTGTACATACCCCTCTAATATAGCCCGCGTTAATCTTAGGTCTGAGGTAAACTCTTGTGCATCATGCTTAGCCACATCCGCTACAAACTTAATACTATCGATCTCAGCCTTTACTTTAAGTTGGTTGAACCTTACTGCAGAATAGGTATCCGTAAGGGCATCAAGCTCTTTATATACTGTATTTATAAAAGTAAACATGCCAACTAGTCTGTTCTCTAATGGCCCATATTGGGGAAAGGACATTATGTCAGCATCTGTGTAAAACTGTTTTGAGATCTCCTCAATTTTAGTAAAATAGGGCTTTAGTCCCTCTAACTTGGAGTCACAGAATGCCTTAATGTCATCTTTTGTTGTCATGCTTACTCCTCTTTACCTTTGGTTTTATTAAGCCTATACATCTTGCACATATCTCAGTGCGAACCCCATCTATAATAACTAGCCACCAATCTTGGTGTAGTGGGCGCCTACATTTACAATAAAGAGTATTCATATTTAGTTAACTTTAGGCTTCCGTCCCCGCTTCTTTTTTTCTTTAACATCAGGACACGGGTCTGCAGCATTAACTTCCGCAATTACCTCTTCTACTGTTGGTTTTTCTTCCACCGATATTACTTCAGGTGCTTCCCCATCTGTTAAACCAGATCCAAAATAAAAAGGAAGGCTCATTTCATTTCCTTCAACTGCTCCAGATACTTTACATTTATTTAATTTAATAACACAGTTAAATCCAATAATTACTTTTTCCTTCTTTCCTTCTTCATTAACAATCTCAGTGGTTGGAGCATCTGCTTTTTGACCGCGTCTTAAATGTAAGATAATACTAGACCAATGCAACAGTGCATGCCCACCAGACAGAGTCTCAAGCTTAATAAAGCCACCCAAGTCCATTCTAGTCTGCCCAACTAATACTACTGCAGTATTTGCCTGACTTACTAGACCAGCAGCCATCCTAAAAAACTGGGATAACTTTCTAGCTAATAGTGCCATTGTATCATCCTGGACAGACTTTTCCTTGCCACTCTTTTCTTCCTGCTCGCCCTTTGGAGAAAGGCCCTGAATTGAGTCTACGATGATCAAATCAGCCACTTGTGCCTTACAGAAGGCAATTAGTGCATCCATGGGCTCTTCGGCGCTACCAAAGTCACCGTAGATCAATTTACTGGCATCCACGCCATGTTTGGCAGCCCACTTTGGGTCATAGGAGTGCTCAAGGTCACAATATACGCAAGTTAACCCCTTCTTCTGCGCCTCAGCTATTAAATCTAGTATAGTGGAGGACTTTCCACAACTTGAACCACCCCATATAGTTGTGAACTGGCCACAAGGAACTCCACCGCCAGTTAAATCATTTAAGTACTTCTGCTTAAATGGGATACGTGTTCTATCCTTAACTGTATCTGCAAAGTTTATAGACGTCCTACCAAATTTCTTATTTAACTCTTTAATAACTTCTTTTATTGTTTTTTTATCTTCAGACATTATTTTGTCCCTTCTTTTATTTCCGTGAAAATTACTGTCTCATCATGCCAACCGTGATTAATAAGCTCTTCTCGTTGCTCAAGGGCTTCCCCAATTGTGTCACATTCCCTAGCAACATAAGTCCGAGTATTCCGCATACTCTCAACTTGAAAGAATACTAAGTATTTCATTTTTCCTCCTTAATACTTCTTTTAAATATATCTATAAAGTCCACAAGACTTAATACTGCAAATTGCTCTCCATGCTTATTCTCTATAATGTATAACGGTAGTCTTTTACTTCCAATTGGAATGTCCGAGTTTAACTTTCTCCACACATTCCTACTAATAGTTATGGAGTCAGTAAAACGAGCTTTGCATTCTATGATAAACCAGGGCTGCTGCACATCCCCATGTTCCCCTCTATTACCACTACCCGAGGTGGATCTAGCCTTAGGAAAAATATCTTTAAACATATCGGCCACCTGATCCTGTAGTCTTTTACCGAATTCATGACTAGTCATTAGGAGAATAACCCCTCGGCCTCTGATTTCTCCGGAAGCTCCGGAGTAACCACTGGCGTTATTACACCACTGTTAGGCTCTACTGAATTGTCTACTTGTTCTGGTGTTAGGGTCTCTGTTACCATTCTCACAGTGCCCTTATCATCCAGAAATATAAAACATTCTATATCTTGCAAATCCTGTAATTCTATAGTATCTCCAACATTTAAAGAAATTCCTAACATATGAAGCCATGTCCATGTCCTATTGCCTAGGATTACTTCACTATCTGTGAAACCAACCTTACGTTCCCCACCGTCATCTTGGAATTCCCACATTAAGTAGGGACCATTCTTACCGGAACGTTCAGTGACCTTCTTTAAGGTTGCCCCACAGTCATTTGCCCTTATTACAGTTTTTCCCATTATTACTCCCTCACTATATATTATATACCAGATTTAGATTTAAAGTTCAACTAACTCTCCAAGATTCTTACCTTGAGTAAAAGAGGCCTGTAAAAATGCCCTAAAATTGATCTTATCACTAATCATTTTAATTGCTTCTAGGGCAACTGGCTTAAATTTAACTATTTCCTCGTCCTTGACCTCCCATACTAAGGAGTCATGGACGTTTAGTACAATTTTAGCATTAATCCCTTCCGTAATCATCAGTTTCTTTAGATATACTCCAGTAATATTTGTAAGGTCTCCACCGGTGCTTTGGATAGGATAGTTAACTGCATGACGTTGTGCACTGGCTATCTGTTCTTTATCATTAGGATTATACACAATTGGAATTTTACGTCCAAAAGGAGTTAGCACATACTTATGCTTTAATCCAAAGTCTTGTACCTGTTTAATCCATATAGTAGCTTCAGGAAAAGTTGAGAAGAAGTCATTCTTTATACGTGTTGCCTCTTCTACCGTTATTCCAGTTCTATCAGACATAGTGGTTACACCCATGCCATAAATCAAACCAAAACAAATTTCTTTTGCTTGGTATCTTTGGGAATCTGTTACCTGGGGCTCAGCTACGCCATTTAATAGGGCGGCTATATTTCTATGGATATCCCCTCCAGCCTCTAACATGTTTAACATTGCTGCATCTTTGGAAAGATGTGCCCAAATTCTAAATTCTAGTTGCTTAAAATCCATTTCTACTAAAGAATAACCCAAACGCGCACCAAACATCTTTCTAATTGTCTTAGCGTTCTCTACTGCCTTAGGAATAGTCTGAAGGTTAGGCGCGGAACAACTCAAGCGTCCAGTAACTACTACCGTCTGATTATACTGCACATGTACCCTATCTTCACCAGAACGATCTAGGGCCTCTTTAAGCCCTTTAATATAAGTATCTCGTAGCTTGGACATGTTTCTATACTCTAAGAGTTTAGTTATAAAAGGATTCTTTTGTGTCTCATTTAACTTCTCTATAACATCTTTTGCTGTTGTCCTTCCTTGCTCTCGTAGTACTGGAAAGTGAAGATACTTATATATTAAGGTACTCATTTGCTTAGGTGAGCCAAGATTTATCTCTGTTAGATTCTCCTTTTGTGCGAAATGTTGTACTACAGGGTCAGCTAGTATATCCGCCTCCCTAGCCTTCAACTCATAGTTTAGTACTGTTTCAGCAGAGAACAACTCATTTTGATCAATATGGATTCCATTAAACTCTATTTCACAAAGTAAATCTAAAATTGGCATAACACAATTGGAAAAGAAACTACTCATAGTCTTGTCTGCTTGGATACGAGCAATAAATTTTTCATGGAGTAGGAATGATAAATAGGCATCCAGGGCCCCGCGTTCCGCGAGTAAGTTCTCAATTTCTGAAGTTATCCCATTAACAAAAAGAGTGGTATAGTCTAGGTTCTTTTCGAAAGTAGTTTGAAACTCCTTAAGACACAAACTTACTAGGTCCCTACTTGTGGAGATTGGTTCTAACACATAATGCTCTAGCATTGTATCTGCAGCCACATTCTTAGAGATTAAACCATTACTTCTTAATACTTGAATATCAAATTTTAAGTTATGCCCAATAATTTTACGTACATTAAAAATATCCTGAAGATCTTGCTGCATTTCCTTTCTATAGATTACTCCAATAACAAACTCTTTTGTAGCAAACCCTATAGTTAATAATTTATCTTTCTGTAGATTTAATCCTGTAGTTTCACAGTCAATCCCACATTCACTGGCTACCATAAGTGTGGACTTTACGGCCTGTAATTCTTCCAGGGTGTGCACAACTACCACATTTGGTTTTGCTAAAGTCTGAGTAGTATTACGAGTTACTAATTCCTTGGCTAATTTAAAATGAGAGACGATCTGCATAAAGTCGTCCTCTTGCCCAGAATATATTGGCTTCATTGGATGGAAACTGTAGACTATCCAAGCACTAAACTCCTCATCATAGTAGTATGTTCCAGATCCCGACTTACCTTTGAATCCCTTATATGCAGTAGCTCCAAGAAGTACTATTACTTTTGGTTTTACTAATTTAATTTCTTCGACTAAATGTGGTACACACTTACGAATAGATACAATACCAACTGTTGCTCCAGACTTTACATATCCCTTAACTATGTAGGTCTTATAGACCTTATCTAATGGAATTTCAGCCAAAGTAAGATAGGAATTTATTTGTTCATTAGATTTACCAGAAAATCCCGTCTTATTATTAACCTCATCCAGTGTAGGCCTATCTGAAACAATCATAATTAGTGCCGGAGTTAAACCTTCCCCAGTCACACAACCTACCTTCTTTAATGCACAATCTGTACAAGTAAATTTCATTAAAAATTCTCCAGTAATGCTTCAAGTTTTGTTAACTTTTTAATATGAGTATTATTTACATGTAGTCTACAACAATATCCTAAATTACACTTTGGTGGTAGTAACATGGAATTAATAGTACATCGTTTACATAGTATAGGATCAAAGTCAGCATACGTATTTTTACCCTTATTACAAGATACAATCTGATACATGACTGCATCAGAAAAGGTCCGTTTCCAAATCTGGCCTACTTTAAATTTATTATTTCTAATACTCATTTAGTGGCGTATATGATTATCCTATTACCGGCAGAAAATACAATACTTTCCTCTACATTAAATCCGACATACTCTACCATATCTCTTAATGTCTGTGCAGAAAATCTCCAGACTGCACTATATGGTTTAATATTTCCCATAAATTCTACAGTACCTTCTGGTATTTTAGGAGAGCAATTAGACTCTAAGATGCAAAGTCCTCCCGTTTTAGTTACCTTATAGAAATTATGTAAGGCAAGGACGGGATTAGGGACGTGATATAAAAGACCTAGTCCTAAACTTATATCGTAAGTTTCTGGAGGCATTGCTAATGTTTCAATATCGGCCATAGACACTGTTGGCATGGTACTAAATTCCTCAGAGAAGACTTCCCGTACAAATTTAGTTTGATCCACATAACGTCGATTAAGGTCCATTGCATCCACTCTACCCCCATTTTTAGCATATAGGTAAGTAAAGTAACCTCCATTACACCCCATATCTAGAATCAATTTATCCTTTACACTATTAATTGGAAGTACTTTCTCCAATCTATCTGCTAGGGATAAAGGATGGTTATAGACATCATGTTTGAGGTCCTTGCACTCTCTGGACTTTAAACCATAAGGAAATTCTATATAGTGAAACCAGGGCGCTAGTTCCTTAATTCTCTGCTCTAAGGCTAATTTATCCAAGTGTGTCCTCCGGAGTAATCAAGTCCTTAGTAGTTGCCATATAGTCCGCTGAGTAGGTTGCCAATTCTAGCAAACTATACTCTGTAAGGGGCTTCTTAACTCCATCGGGAGTCCATAGTCCCATATGATGACGTATACAATTATTAATTTTAGTATATAATTCTGGAGTAAGGCTGTCTTGTATTAAATACTTCTCAGCATTTAATGGATGATTAACATAGTCTATATAAGGACCAGATCCCTGCCCAACTTTAGCTATATCATGTAGAATAGTTGCAGCTAGAACTATATCCCTATTTTCTTCTACTAAACCCCACCCACCACATAGCCTATTAGCAATGTAAACAGCGCGTTTAACATGCACTACTAGGCCCCCATCTTTACAGGTACACGCGGGATGGTATTTACCTGTGGAGGATGCCCAACCCTTAAAGAAATAGTCGGGAGTATTATTTAGGCTCTTCCGTACCCACTCCTGGAGTTCCTTGTTCTTTATTAATAGGATTTCCTTCTCCATTACTTGAAATTTTTCCATCAGGTTCTCCTTGAGTAATAGGTTCAGTTTTAACTTCTTGGGATACAGGTCCATCCTGGGGTAATCCAAAGTTAGAGGCATTTCCATCACAGGCTTCCATTCTACTTTGATCAGGATATAGTCTAAAGGGTAGGGCTCCAATAAAAGTACTCATTTTATTTTTACTAACTATTACATCAACCAATTTAAAGGTACCAACCACCTGCTTTAGCACAACAGTCAGAATTAAATTAGCATCATAATGCAACGAAGAGGACTCTTTTATCGCCGAACCTCCAACTTCACCTAATTGTATAGATGCCTTTGTATGTTCAACAGTGGCTATTACTGGGCACTTGTACACACCTGAAAGAATCTTTAAATTACTACATACAGAGTCCACCAAAGACTTATCACTCTTAAAATCCCTAAGACTTCGTAATTTATGCAGATTATCCACTATTAAGACAACCTTCTTATCTTTAATAATAGGTTCTAGGGATTTAAAGAGTGTATTTAAATATTCAATAGTATATCCACTAGACGCATCCTTCAAATTAAAGACAGTCACATGTTTACGCATATACTCTAGGGCCTTTTCTCTACGCACCATCAAATCTTTTCTTTCGGCATCCGTATAATACTTATTTTCAACAATACGATGTTTAGGATTTGAAACAATATTAATAGGAATACCAGATAAGTTAGCTAAAAATCTAGCCGTAGTTATAATAGCAGAATCGTCTATACTCAAATAGATAATATAGGGATTTGGAGTGGTCTCCATAATTCTACAGGCTATTGACGTTGTAAGCGCGCTATTATGACTTACAATGCCATTAGCAATAAACTGGTGCGTTGTTGGTACACTAATATCATATACTTCTTGTTCTTTTGTTAAATAAATTATTTCTTTTATTCCCATAGGCTCAAACCGTATACCTGTATTCGTCCTAAGTGGCTGATAACTTCTATTAAACTGTCCAGTTAATTTTTCTAGAGCATGGAATTTTCCGGATCTTCCCGTACGATTACTACAAACTTCACTTCTAAAACGTACAGCATCTTCATAGGTTCCACGTACTGTAACTGTATAATAGTTTCGTTTAATTTTTAATTTAGTATTAGATGCACATCTATTTACTACCCTAATATAATTTCTTACACCAAAATTATCTAATAGTGTAGCCAATTGTTGGGACATTTTATAAGATTTTGTAGTTAAACTAATCTCGACTCTAGTTTTATTTATATATCCATCGGCAGCAAAATAACCACTTATAAATGCAGCTACAACCTCTTTGGGGGCAGTCCATATACAAGAAGGGACTTCTTTATACCCACCTGTAACATAGGGCACTCCTAATATTTCCTCAAAATAGGTTCGAATTAACCTACCTGCCGACAATTCCAATTTATATGTGTGGGGCCTAATACCAAAGAGTTTTTTAATCAGTTTATTTATAGTTGTATTATACGGTGTTTTTTGGGTAATAGAAAAATCTGGAGCAAAACATGCGCCATCTCCTATATATAATCCGAGTAAAAAGGCTAAATCTTTGGTTAATTCTATTGGATACATTTTAGGAATTATGGTTGCAGTAGCCAATAATTGTTGGGAAGGCACAAATTTATTTAAAGTAACTTTAGTCCCCCAAATATTTGCCCCATTACTAGTTATTAGTTGGTCCTTTAAAGTGAGTTCTTTAAGCTGTTTAAATACCCCAATATTAGTTAAGAGGGGATGTTCTGGCGTTCCTATAATTTCTCGGCCATTATTTAAAATTACCTTATAACATTTACTTTTTGTATAATAAAGTTTGGTTACTGGCTCTAAACTAAGTGGGCCGGGAACTGAGAATTTATCTGTAGGATTAGTAAATGTACCTATTACTTTATTTTTTTCTTTAAATAGGTTCTGTATCGGAACTAACCCTAAAGTAGTTTGGATAAGAGTCTCCCCACTTAAGCATTTTCCTACGTTAGGCGCACCACCTACCAAAATCAATCCTTCCTGTAATCCATCAAAGCATTTATCAAAGCAATCAAATGATTTTATTCCCAGTAATTCCCCACGACTCCATGCCCATTTTTCGAAAGTATTAATAGTCTCAATAATACTTTCCTTCTCTTTTAAAGACATGATGGTGGGAACTTCACTTATTGTGCTTTCATACTTATGGATTTCTTCCAAGAGTATGCTCTTAGGAACATCTAGTTCTTTAGCTAGTATATTAACCAACTTCTCTTTATCAATTAAATCCTGCTGTGCTGCTACATACTTTAACATCAACTCTTTATATCCTTTGTGTAAAAGGTAATCCCATAAAGTTAATGTTGGTAAAGTTTCTAATTTATTACCTGCCAACACATAATCGGCCGGGTCATTCTCCTTAGACAATAGTTTGAAGTTTAGTTTGATCTCGCCCTTACCTACAAATGTCTCACAACCCCGTTTTCTACCTAACTCTCCACCTTCATCATTGTCATATAATACACATACATCTTTAACATCCTTAGAAATTAATGCCTCATAGTGGGATTCATTTAATCCGTTACCTAAGGTAGAAACAACATTGTCTATTCCAAAGTTATGCATAACTATAACAGATGAGGCCCCTTCTACTATATAGACTGGTTGGGAGGCATCAATATTATCTAGGTTAAACAATCCTTTACTAGTAGATAAATAAGTCTTATACTTCATGCCCCCTAATGTATTTAAATCAGTGGCTCTGATCTGAAATCCTATTAACTTATGCTTAAACTCAATTGGAATAATAATACCATTAACTAAGTGATTAAGGTCTAAATTTAAAAAGTTACAAACATCCATCAATTTCTGGGACTTATTCTCCTTAACCGCTTGGATCAATCCAAGTTTATAGGTGTCTACACTATTTAACCATCCCTTAGTCTGTAATAGTTTAACCGCCGGATGTTCGGGCTGAGTAACTACTAAATTTTTAAGATTAGTATGGGCTTTGGACACTAAAGCACCCAAGAAGGCCTCTACCTCTTGCATAAATTTAGACTCTGGGGTCTCTTCAGCCAATTCAAATGGTACCTTAACTAACTTACATAAGTATTCTATTGTATCATGAAAACCTGAACCAGTTATAGGTCTAGCCTCTAAAAGATGTACTGCATCTACGATATCACCAGATGCGCCACAATTATAAAAAGTAAAGAATTTTCCAACAAAGGAATGATCTTGATCTTTTACGGTTATATCATATACCGGCTCCTGTCCACATAAGGAAATTTTAGTTACTTGTTGTAATAAATAAGTAACACCTTCAATAGTCTCAAAAAATCCCCTGAGTGAGGGTCTTATAAAAGAAAGACTATAAGTTTTTAAATGCCTAATTCCCATGTTATCCGTATATTCTGGGTATTCTTGATAACTAGGGATTTTATGTAAGGATATACCTAAATCAAATAATTGTGCAATCAGGGCAGAACTAGTTATTTTAATAAATTCTCTTGTTTTAGATCCATCCCCAGCCATTATTCCAGAAAATAAGGCATGCCGCTTATCAATAGGGAGATAATTAAAGAAATATGGATATATTTTATTTTCTGCTAAATCATTAAATAATTCTCTAAAAATAAGCTCTAGGTCTGTAGATGAACAAGTAGCAGTCCAAGAATTATTATGAACGCGCTCAACTAAGTCTTTAGCAAAATATGTTTTAAAAATTTGCTTTAATTTTATTTGATAGGCAGTTTCATTTTTATGTAAAGTAAACCTTACCCCTCCTCTATATGTATTACCCTCTGCAATATAGAGACCAAACATCCATAAAATGTCGTCCTCTAGTGGAATTTTTGTAATACGTTTATTCATGGGGCCTTTTGTATATTTTTTAATTATTCTATCTGTATAGATTTTAGAGTAATCGGTAATATGTCTAGTTTCTGGATATAATAAATAATCCCCAACTCTAATATCTTTAGCGGGCACTTTAAAGATATTTAAAACATCAGTATATTTAGAAATATGGTTTCTATAAAAGGCCCTACTAGAAAATTTATACCTATTTGGAATTAATTCAATATAGGGCATTGTATATACTTGCTCTTGTTTAATTATGGGAATCGCATGATTTTGGGTCATACTATGGCCAATAGGAGTAAGGCCGGTTTGCAAATTTATGATAGCATACTGGGGATCATGTTTTACTTTATTAATAAGGGTTGTCTCTTGTCCCAGTCTTGTATATACCTTTTCCCCTATAAGTAGATCTTTAATAGGTTTAAGCCCTAATGAGGTCCTTACTTCTTCATGCCCGGGGAGGCAAACATAGCAATAAAATTTAGTTTCCTCTTTATCCAGAAAATTACAACCTGGTTTAATATCCAGGTTTTTATGAGCCTGTTTATTAGGACAGGAGAACAACCTACCCTTAAACTGTGTGCCTTTAACCAGTAGGTACTTCCTAAGAAAAGGTTTTAAAGTCTCTAAAGTGGATCCGAGGTTCTTAATCATTTTTCAATTCCTCTCGTAGTATATAAAGTTGTACGTATTTTATAATACTTAGAAATGTAAAGCATATGAGCCGTACCTTTAGAGTTCTTTATATCATCATGAAAGGCAATAACATACGTGGGCTTGCCTTCTTGCAACATTTGTTTATTTCGCATTGGGCCAGCTGCCTTACCAAACTGTGCCCAATTTGCCATAAATTCTTTAACTGGAATCCCCAACTCTAGAGCCACTTCTTTTGCAAGAGTGTCAGCGCCACTGGCACCACCACATATTACAACTTTAGGCTTAGGTCTTATAGCCCTAATAACATTTAAGATTAATTCCTTATTTTTCCAGTTACGGTCTCCACATATGAGTAGGCGCATTAATCGTCCTGACCTTCTTTAGTATACTCGTCTAAACTCGATGCATTAAGGAGGCTCCTTCTACGATAGGCCTTTCCTGCATGTGCTCTTGTGTAGGAACGTACTTTATTAAAGTAATAAGTAAAAAATTTAGCATTTTTATTGGGATTATATCCTTTAATGGCCTTAACTAAGGATATGGTGGCTATATCTTCAATTATGTCTTCCTTAACACTAGGATTATACACAATGGAATTCATCCCGTAATGGTCAAACGCTCTACCAGATACCCGTTTACAGTGCCTATAAACTTTCTGATATTCCTGGTTAGTTACATTATTCTTGTTTCGGAGAGCGGATACAATTGAATCAATGGTTTTAACTTGTACCTTTGTCTTCATATTGCTCCTATTTTTTTAAGAACCTAGCTTTATGGACTGATATGAGTTTTCTCAACGCCTTGTCAGAATAACGGGGAAATTCATCTTTAACCATGAGGAATAGTTGAATTGAGTTCTTTCCCTCAAGTAGCCCCCGCTTAATAACATCTGTGGCAGTCCTACCCAATAGTCTCATGCTAGTTTCCCTTTCCTAGACAAGTATAACATATATTCTAAAATAATCAACAAAGTATTTTATAATTTTTGTACAACTACAATTGGGGCTAATATATCCGCCATTTGCCGCTGTAAATGCGCCCTCTGTGCTGGTTTAAGCCCTTCTATTGCATTACTACATTCACTACATAGCTCCTGGAAGAAATCATTGTAACTCCTATGTTCCGAGCAGACATCACGTTTGCAGATAATACACTGCACGGATGCCCGCTTGGGAGTCTTGCAAGTACATCTATCACAGACTTTTATAGTTATCTGCTTTTCCATTTTATTTTGCCTTAAATTCCTTTGATATAGCTAAGATCCCCTCAACCAACTGTTTCATCTTAACTAAAATAACAGAAGTGGCCTCTTGACTACCAGATAATATTTCAGCTGCAGCTCCTATAGCACAGCCAACTTCTTTACCCTTTACATCTTCGGCACTACCATATCCGGTTTGTTTTGTAGGAGCCGATGTAGGGGATGTAGAGGGGGCTTTTTCTGCAACTGGGGCACCATATGCCTTTTTAACATATGGTTTTGAATAGGTTTTACTTGCGGGTTTTGATTCTCCTGCCACAAACGCCTTTATAAACTTAATAGTTCCGGGATCAGAATCCTCTGTACTAAATGAAATCTTAATTCCCATTTCTTTTGGAACATATTGTGGTTGTAATACTTTATACCATTTGGAATCAACGCGCACTAATTCCCCACTTAACTCCTGAAGAATTCCTTCTGCCATCTTAACCTCCTAGTTAGTTGTTTGTTAAAAATAGTAGTACTTACTATATATTATATACCTAAAACTGCTCAACTGCCAGTAAAGGTATAAGATTTAGAAAAGCCTGCTCGAGGGTCTCGTTATTTTGCTTCACAATTAAGTTGGATCTTTTAACATCTTTAACATAGGCCATATTCTTAAATGTAGGTGCAGCTAGAAGGATTGGCTTATTAGCCAGTTCACTAAATATTAAGGAATGGTATCTCCATCCAATTACCCCATACATCAATTCACTATATAGACTAACCATATCTTCTGGGCAACTAGGTAAATATTCTAATATGTTGATTCTATCTTCCCTATATGAATGGTATATATCGCAATTAGACCAAATATATTGAGCCACTAATCGGTCATTGTTCATTGGGTTGGTATAGGATATAGAATGGGGTAAAATTAAAAAATTAAAATGAGTTGCACCAACTGAGTACTTCTTTATTAACTCACATAACTCATCATATTCGTGCAAATTAGTGGTCCCTCCTACTACTATACCGATGTATTTTGCTCTAAATAAGGGCCCTAATTGAGCCCGCTTCCACTTCATCGAATAAGCAAAATCGGCCCTAACATCCACCTTCTTAGTTGTTAGGGGCTGTAATAATTCTCTAGAAGTAGTAGTGCGTACAGAAATGTGTGTTGCAAGAGAAAGTAGGTTTTTTACAATAGGTTTGTATTCTGTTTGTAATCCTTCTGCCCCTAGCCCCTCTATAATAACCTTACCTCCCACATCAAATACCAATTGGGCCATAGTATAATAATCATTTATTGCCTGCATACTATGTAATAATCCCCCTCCTCCTATAATTAATGTATCCTCCTTTACAAAATGCTTTACTCCAGTAAGAAAATCAGCGTACCATACTGCAGGTGTGGTTCCTGCCCCCCACTTAGGTACTTTATTAACATACATCTGAATTGCACCAGGGTATTCTTCACTGAGCCCATTAAAAATAGCCTCATCCCCTATGTTATTTGTTCCAAACGCGCCGAAAGCGTAAATTGCCATTACCAATACCTCGCTAACTTCCAAATCCTATGCTGCACTTCAAAGGGATGTCTTGGGTCTAATATAGTAGAGGAGACTGCTTTAATAACCATAATTCCTTCTGGATATGCAAAACTCCAATCGTGCCCACACATAATACCATTTGGCCTAAGATACTGTTTCCAGAGAAGGATATCCTCAATAACTCCTTGGTAGGAATGGCCCGCGTCTATAAAGATAAAGTCAAATGGGGTAGGTATAAAATGTAGGACTTGTGTATCCGTAGTTTCATAGTTTAAGAATGTAATATACTGCTCTAGGTGAAGTCTTCTTAGATTCTCCTTAGCTTTACTAGCTGACCACTCTCCAGCCACTTCCTGGGTAAACTTTTTACCTTGACAATAATTATCTATTGTATAAATTTTACGCCCTGTGCCATTACAGGCATACGCCATAGCTGCCGTTGATCTTCCTAAACCAGTGCCTAATTCCACAATAATAGCATTTAATGGAAGTTGTTTAACATATGAGTACAGCAACATGCATTCCTCAATTGTGGTAGTGGAAGGTATGGTCTTTATTCCTGTAACTACCATTGAAAGTTCCATTTAGCTCTCCCTCACCATGACTTCTTCCTTCAACTCGTAATCTGTATAAAATACTTTTATATGTTGCCCAGTAGTGGGATTTATTAATAATCTAAACACGTCACTTCCGCCTTTTTCTATGTACCCCTGTAAAACTAAACCTTTTGTAATAATATCAACATAATTAGGGCGCATTAAAATTTCCACCTTCCCCCGGCAAATACACGGGTACCCATTTGATAGTCCTTACCTACGCCAACTAAAGCATCAAAATTTGGCGTTAATTTATAACTTGGGCCTACATAGGCACCGCCATTAGTTATAAATGCATTAAGGGAAAACTTATTAAACTTAAATACTGATACCCCAAGTCCCGCCTCATACTTTACTAGCGTCCCAACCCCTAACCCCATTACCATTATTGGCTTAAACTCAAATCCCATTGGCCTTAATTCTCTCTCTAATTCAGGAATATCCTTAGGACGTATAACTTTTAAAACCTTACCTTGTTTATCTATTACCTGTGCAGTGCCATCAGAAAGTATCTTAAGAAAATGCTCATTTAATTTAATAGTGGCCTCTTTACCCTGAAGATTAAAGTGGACTGGTTTATTTACCTGCCCTCTCCAAAATCCAATCCCGTATACTGCTCCTGCTATTGCTGCAGCTAATGCCAAGGTCCGGATTGAGGTAGTTAGGAACTTAATTGGCTGAAGGTCATACTTAACTTTAGCCAATAGTGTACTACCAGTATAGGTATTCTTCACCTCTACCCCCAACTTTTCCTTTATTACCTTCGTTCCAGCGGACATAATAAATCCTTTAATTATAGGGAATAGGAGGGCCCCAAGGACTGCACTCACTACTCCAATGACTGCTACCATTAATTCATTCATAGTACCTCCTAATAGAATAGATCTCGCCTAATTTCTCGTTCTTCTTTGGGGGTTAATCTAAATCTTTTATTTCTTTTCTTCGTAGGTAGTACCTGAGTACTAGGATTAAGTCCCCAGTCTTTACGTACTTTCATAATAATGTGACAGGACTGTTTACATTTACGACAAACATAATGTGGATCTGTATCTCCAACAATGTTCACTTTAGCCATACAACAATCAGAGCGTTGTCCCATATTATTTCCTTTTTGAGCACTTTATAATAGCTGCTTTATTATCCTTTTCAACTATTACTAACCTATTTAACCAAATAAATAAATTTATTAGTACTTCTATAATAAAAACTAGTAAGCCAACTAAAACTATTACTCCCCCAAATAATACACTGAAGAGAGCATCACACAGAGTGTATTGCACATTTGGACTAGTAAAGAATTTGCATATACCATAACTAAAACCGATGAGTCCATATAGTGCTATTATGGGTATGGTCATTTATTCTTTAGGTATGCTAAAGGGTGCTTGGGGCTGTTTATCTCTATCAATCCTCTTTTTAGCACTATCAATATCATACTGACTGAGCGTACCACAGCCAATAATAATTAATAATGATAAAATAAATAGGCCAAATACTAACTTTGCTCCATTTTTGTACTTGAATTCACTCATGTACGCCTCCTACTATATATTATATACCAAATCTTGTGCATGTTCCATTTAATTTCAACCATTTTGCGTATCGACTATTAAGTTCTTCCCAATTTACTGGCAGGAAATTCCATACATCCATACCAACATTTATACAATCAGTAAATAACTCTCCGTTCCTATACCTATTTATTTCCCATTTTTCATGCACATGCCCAGTTAAATTAATATCATATCTATAATCCGCATGGTCAGGATTGTGCACTAAATTTAACTTTCGTCCACCATAGTCTAGAACTAATTTCTGAATATGGCTATTAGTGTGATTATTTTTATCATGATTGCCCTCTATAAATATTTTATTACCATTGAGTAAGGACATAAAAGTAGGTACATTAATAGGAGCCCCTTCCCCGGGCTTACCACCAGGACTATTTGTGAATATAAAGTCACCCACTATGAATATAGTATCTTCTTTTTTTACCCTAGAGTTCCAATTCTTTATCATCACTAAGTTCATCTCGTCCATAGAGTTAAAAGGACGCTTACAGTACTTTATAATATTATAATGGAAGAAGTGGCAGTCCGCTGTAAACCAGATTTTCATTATACCCCCCCTAATATGGATCATAAAGATATATTTGGTCTTCCTCATATAAGAAGTAGTTAGTATTGTGTTCACAAACGTAAAGAGTAGGGGTCTTATCTAATTTGAATATCGCTATTACCTCCCCAACCCCAGGCATAAAATTAGAACGAGTATTATGGGGACAGGATGAAACAAAATCCCCAATAACAAATTTATTCATTATTCTTTCTAAATATAATCGGTGCTAAAGGTAAGCATAAAAATGACGTAGCTGCTGATAGAATAATTAATCCGGGTAGTCCTATAATTGGAAGTAACCATGCTCCCGATGCACTTCCAGCCGTTCCTGCTAAATTACTAATGGCACAAAGGGTTGCAAACGATGTAGTTTCTAGTCCAGTTACTGAATTCTCCGCCATCCAAGACATAATTATTAGATGAAAAAACATTCCAGTTAAACTAAATACTACATCATAACCTACTGCAGTATAACGAGTATAGTAAAGGTACAGTAATGTAGTAATTGCCCCTAACCAGATGGAAATAGTAATCCATTTCTTGGGGTCTATCTTTTTAGAAATTCTATAATATATTAAGGCTCCAATGATACTCATCACTGCAGTTATTGTTCCAAGAAATCCAATAAATATTTCTGACCACTTAAACTTATCCCGAATAATAAATCCCAAGGGAGTACCAAATGAAGGGCTATATTTATATAGAAAGATAAATAAGCACGTTAGAATAAACCGTTTATCTTTAAATAACACCAATACTGATCCAAAAGTTACTTTGGTTTGCTCCGCTTCAGGTTTATATTTTAAAATTAGGCAACCAGCTAAAGCATATATTGGAATCAATATCATAAATCCTACTTGATAGGGTAAATATTGTGCAATATAACCTCCCCCTATACCTACCAAGAGACTACCTACTGTAACCGCGATCCACTGTACAGATTGTAGTTTGTCACAGATACCATTAGCTTTACCAGCACATACTGCAATTCCATCTACAGATATATCCCGGATACTGGCAGCAGTGCTTAAAAGGGCCAGTAAACATCCTAGGAAGATGATAGGTAGGCTTAATTTAGCTAAGAAGGCACAAGTTACCATACTTAGCAAAACAGCCCCAAAATACCACCATTTTTTGCCAAAGAACCTGTCAATAATTGCCCCCAAAACGGGCTTTATAAGCCATGCTATTCCAATAAATGTGCCAAACCACATAATAGCCTGGGGAGTCATGCCAAGCTTAGTCTTCATGAACACGAATAGACCTTGCGCAGGAAGTCCCTCAACTCCCTGTTGAAAATAAGTCAATATGGATAGTCCAAAAACTAATTTAACTTTAGGGTTCATTTTGCTATTAGAATTCATATTTAAATTTATACTCTACTGTTTTATACCCATCCCCAAATCTTAGTCTTCCCTTAAGTTTCCCCATATCTAAGGCTGTAAAATTTGTGAAGGAACGTTCCATGTCTTTTATAGCAAAGTAGGGGCGGAATAGATCACAACCAAAGAAATCACTCCACTCTATCCTAAGCTCCCCCTTAGTCTGTGTAGTGGTAATTGGCCTATTAATATATCCTTTAAAGTCCATTGCTCTACAGGTACTTGGCGTAAATATAAGCCATAGTAAAAATAGTACCGTCCATACTAACCAGACTTTTAATACAGTTACCATATCCTTCTTCTGAGAATTATTCATATTCCCTCCTAAGGAATACTAAGGTTTTCTAAAAAGTATAAAGTTCCTTCTTTTGACATTATTAGAATGTCCATATCACTATCTCCATCATAGTCTATGCTTACTGGATAATTAATGGAGTAATTTACTCCCTTCATATTATCCAATTGGACTATATTTAGTTTGAATTTAGGACAAGCTGCTGATACGGGTACTGTGCATAGGAGAAATAGTACAATCAATAGAATAAATCTTCTTTTCATAGGGCCTCCATGACTATAGTAGCAAGATCATATAAACAAGTATTTATTGTACTAGAGGTTAAGCCAACTTCCCCTTTATAACTTGACTCTATAATTCTTACTGTGACAAAGTATTTAAAAGAGGAAACGCGAGACATATTGTGGTGGAGTGCTATAACTTCGACTACTTTTCCACGAAACTGCGTATTGTTCTTCCACCAATATTGCTCACCAATTATAGGGTTAATAATCATTAGTTACTCGATCTCCACTTTTTATCTAGGATAGTTAAACCCACTAAATGGTCACATTCATGTTGAATTATTATAGCAAGTAATCCCTTATATTCTTCTTCCTTTACTTCTAAGCCATTGATAAGTTTAATATAGTTAAATCGTCTAGTCTTAATCTGCATTCCACTAAAACTAAAACAACCTTCCATAAAGGCTATTGGTAAGTCCTTAACTATAATCTTTGGGTTGATTAGTATATACTCTTTACCAGCAAACATAAAATAAGCTACTGCCTTATTATATCCAATTTGGTTAGCAGCAAGTCCAAACCCCCGAGACTTTAGGGGCTCAAAGGTATCTTTAAGATCCTGCACTATTTGTGTAATGTCTTCTCCTGGAAGTACTAATTCACAAGGAACACTTAATATCTTTCTATCAGTAACTATTCGCTTTATCATATTAGAATTCTCCCAGGTTTAAAGCTATTAATAAACTAGTGCAATATGGGCATAACTTATCAGTATTAGCCATATCCAGTTCAATCTTACATGCATAATGTGCTAAGCTTAGATGTAACTGCCCACAGGTAGGGCAAGTATACTTATAGGTGGTTCCATGCCCCCTCTCCTCTGGATTAGTCCTTACTAAATAATTTAATAAACCTTTAAGGGTATGATCCGGAGCCACATTACATAATTGGTCAAAAGATAATTTATATTGCTTTAGTTGCGTCATTTAGTATCCCATTAACATTTTTTCAGCTTCAGTTAACTTTTTCATTTCCTGGTGGTGCTGAGAATTAGAGCAACTGGATATCCAATCTTTCTTATCTAGTGCGTATAAACCTAACCCTTTACAGTCTAATTTATTTATAGTAGCTTTGGCTACTGCTAGTTCACAAAATCCCCTTGAACGACATTCTCTAACAACAAAGTACTCAACTTTACCAAAATGATCAATATGTTTAAAGAGGTCCCCTTTTTTATATTTTAATATTTTTGGCTTCATAATGAATGAAATGTTATTTCTTCATCTGTACAATAATAGATAAGTTCGGCCCGTATTGATCCACTACCACAGAGCGTACTTCGTATGATCCGTTTAGGAGAATACATACATACCATCAATTGGTTAGAACAGTGGTCTCCACTACATCCTTCATGGGGGCATTTCACAATTTTATAAATCTCCCCCTTCTGTGTCCTGTACCATCCACCTATCTTTAACTTTAACTTTGCTCTATAGTGCATGATTAGGATAAATCTTTTTAAGCTCTATTCTAACGAATTGCCAATTATAAAGGTTACAAAAGCCAATTAAGTCAGGGGTTTTACATCGTGCTTGATTGAGTACAGCCCTACAACGCTCTTCAATGTTAGTGGGAAGATTTATTAGATTAACTATTTTATTATTTATTATTCTCTGTGCTTCTGAGGAAGCCCTAGGTACATTATCTGCAACATCCCCCTTCATCACTAATTTATCTAATTCTTTTATTGGGTCCTCTATTACTTTAAAAACAAATTTACCCTTTACTTTCTTTCCTTTTGGAGATACTAATTTTAGGTTAGGGTATATAGTTAGCTGGTTAAGGTCTTTATCCGAACTAAATATAATTATATCTTCCCCATCTTTAGCGAGGATGGCCTCAAGGTCATCTGCCTCTAAAATATCATCCCTAAAGGTGAGCATGGGTGTGTAATTTTCTATATCACTAATCATCCGACCATACTTTAAAAATATATCAGTCCAATCCAGGTCTTCATGCTTTTCCCTTTGTGCTTTTCTTTGTGCCTTGTACTCAGGGTATACTTCTTTGCGCCAAGTCTTAGTACCATCGCACATAATATAAATGTCTCTCCCTGGAAATGCCTTAAGATAGGAGAATAGTTTCTTTAAGACAATAAACTCTAATGGTAACTTCATACCCATTTGGCAGGCCCTTTGATGGCCAAACACAGAAGAGAAGAACACCTCACTAAAGTCAACTGCCAATATCTGCTTAGGCATTATTGCACTTCTCCTTTATGAACTTGGTCATTTTTAATAGTCTTTTTAAAGTATTGCCTGGCAGCAACGTGATAAATAACTATTCCTTCAGGATCCATAAAGTTCGGGGCAGCTATACTACCCTTTTCTTCTAAATAACCTAAGGCATTAAAAATCATTGATGTATGAAATATTCCTTGATATAATATAGGAACCACATGACAACAATCAGGACAATATTCTTGCTTTTCCCCAAGAGGTGGAATTTCTTCGGGAGTTTTCTTTACCCATCTGCCAGAATTAAAGAGAGAAAATCTTTTTTCCCCTTTAATTAAACCATATCCTCTATTGATACCACTTCCCCACCATTCTCCATAATGCCAGCCCACCCCTAATTGTAATAATTCATCTTTATACTCATAGGCCCATCGTGCAAAACCATGATTATCATCTGCTGGCGTAATCCATCGTGACCTTGATCCTACCAGAAATTCCCCAGTTTCACCAATATAAATTACACCATTGGTCCCATCCAGTTTTTCAGTAATAATTATATCCCTACTAAGTCTAGGAATCTTTTTAAATTCCTGAAATTTTGGGGTAATTATATTTTCCACTTAGTCCGTCCTTTCATATACTTTTTTGGAAGCGGGGGGAAGAATCGAACTTCCTACTTAAAGGTTATGAGCCTTTCACGCTACCAATGCGTCACCCCGCAAATTTACTCTAGTCCTTCCAAGAATTTATGAATAGCTTGAGTACGCGTAGCTCCATGAATTACAAACATGGGGGAGCGTTGCGTTACAATTCCTACTGGTGTAGGATCAACTGCAATCAAGTGGGATATGGTACCAACTAATTCTCCTGATATATTAAATATTCCCCCACCAGAAGATCCGAAATAACTATGATTTAAATAATAAAAGAAATCTCCTGTATATTTTATTACCCTTGCTGTACTTAAAACGTCTTCCAGACCTATTGGATTTCCACAAACATAAATTGAATCAATCCCTTTTTGAGGCTCATTAACGGCAATTGTAGTCCATACTCTTGGTTGTATATCTGGATCAACTGTTTCCAATAGGAGTAAGTCAAATTTTTTGTCCCAACGTACCACGCGCACATCACAAACAGTAATTCCATTTTCTACTAATTGTAGTATTTGTTTATCATTTGAGACTAAATGGGCAGCAGAAAGTATAAAATACTTATCTTTTAACTTAATAGTAATTCCAGATCCCTGTGTGCCCTCCTCATTATTATAAAGCATAATATTGCTTAACATTATATTATGTTCAATTAATTCCCTTCCTAATCTTGTCGCATCTTCTGATTGGGAAATTAGTTTTCTTATCCCTTCAATTTCTCTATCAAATAATTCTTGTGTCATTACTTCATCACGGTTTTTTTTAAGAATAAAATTAGTTACTTTGGCTAAATAAGCATCTCGTATTTTATTAAGTTTAATTTCTTTGGCAAGAGATTCCACTAATTTATCTAATTGAACAGTTAATTGATTATCCCGTTCCACACTATTTCCATCTATTGCCTGCATAATTTTAACCATCACATTATTTAATTCAAATGTGGCCTGTGCTCCTTCTATTACATTATTATTAGTATTTAGTAAATTCTTATTAAGTATATCTAAATCATAAGTAATAATGCTCTGTCCTTGGTCCATAAATGACAGTTTATTATTTATTCCTTGTAAGAACTTGGCCTGTAAAGCTAAAGCAATAAGAATTAACCCGGCAATAATACTTTTAAATACACGAGACATTAGTACCTCCGATTTAGGGTTTATCTGAGAAGTAAAAACCAACAACACCCATTATTACTAATACCACGGCAATAGGACTAGTTTTAAAAATTATACCTAAGCCTATAACTGCCAATATAATACTTACTGCCTTACATCCTAATTTTACCTGCTCTTTTGTTAAATTAATCACATTTCCTCCTTTTAGTGTTCCTATTATATATTATATACCAGAATTAGAAATTCGCTATAATTATTTCTCCCATTGTAGCTTGTCTACAGTTTACAATCTTTCCATTAGGGGTACATTTATACCCACATCCGTCTTCCACTTCATGGACTGTTTTATGATAGCAGACTTCTTTACATTTTTTATAACGTGGACATATTCTATTCTTCATATTTGTCCTTTAATAGTTAAAATATATTTTTTCTTCTTTAGTAGCCTTACGACATATAATTCTTCTATTTACTTCAGGACATCTGGTAAAAGAAGTACATATGTGGACCTGTTCATGCAACTCCCTACAAGCACAAGCTGTAGGGTGGCATTTTTTATATCCCGGGCAGATCATGTCTTTGGCCATTGCTATATTAACCCTTCAATAAATTTAATTAATGTTTTTATTGGCGCCCCATTGGCCTTACCATCCTTACCAAAAGCAGAAGAGGCAATATCTAAATGTAACCAATTTTCAGGATAGGGTACAAACTGTTTTATGAAAAGAACCCCTCCTAATAATAGGTTAATAATAACCTGGCCTCGGCATCCTTAGGCATCTTAATTTCTTTTATAAGTTTATAGATACTATCAGTTCTAATTATTTTTAGTTCCGTATAATCAAAGATAGTTGGTACTGAGTCCAATGTGGGTTGTAGTAATAGTATAACAATGTGCTTCTCCAAAAAGGAAGCTTCATCAGTTACTTCAACTAAATATGCTTTAAATAGTTTAGTATTTAACACTAATGTCTACTCCCTTTTTAGTAAGTTCCTCACACTGTTCAATGGTTAGATATTCCCCACAAAAAACATTATGTGCTTCAATAACCTTGTATCCGAATAACCAATGCTTTTTTACCAATACCTTCTTTTCTTTATCACATACGGGACATACCAATCCCTTATCATTCATTGTAAGGTTGTTTCCACATCCAGGACACTTTAAATCCAATCCAACCTGTTCTGGTACTTGTTCTGCAAAAAGATTATTACTGCCTTGTTCAATAATTGGAGCATTCATTGTAACCTCCTTAGTAAGATTCAATAATTAACTCTGTTTTAGTTAGTACTTTACAATGTGCTTTTTGATTAAAGGCATAGCCACACGCTTTTCTATCACATATACCTAGTCTCTCTTCATGTGGTACGCAATGTACACATTCTGTTCTTACACACTTCTCAGTTCTATGTATGCAGATCATTCTTTTATTCATAGTCTCTAATAGATATTCCCACTGGAAAAATTGGAATACCTTCCTCACTAAGGTTTTGATATCTAACTGTAAGTTCTTTCCCAATGATGCTAGAAATGTCCTCCAAATACTCCGACCTTACTTCATGTGTTCCCCTGGGCCGGACACTAAATACTTGTCCTTTTTTAGTTTTTACTTCAAATATAACTGTTCCATCATCCGTACCCGTTCCTTCGTGATAACCTACAATCTCAAATTCAGCATCAAAGAACTCCTTATATTTTTGGAGATCCTGAGAACGATGCTTCACTTTATATAATCCATCCACATTACGAATAATTACTCCTTCAAATCCCTGCTGTACAAATTTACCGTGCCATTGTTTAATTTCTTCTTTAGAGTTAACTAAAACAGTTTCAACATATTTTATCTTACACTTTCTAATACTAGGAGCCTGGATAAAATAATCCTTAAATTTATTACTAATTTCATCATTACGCGCCTTAAACTTCTGATCATTAACTTGATCATAAATCCAATATTCTAAGGCCTGTGTCTTTACACCCCGATCTTTTTTTACCCTACGGATTATCTCTTGAAAGGCCATTCCGTGAACATAAATCTCTCCATCCGGCATAGTGATTCCAAGTTCCTTTAATTCTATAGCAAGATGCTTGAGAGTTGTATATTCTTTTCCTTTACGGGATATAAACTTATCTCCTTGATAGATACACCTTACTCCATTAATTTTAGGTTGGACATAGCAGGGAAATTTAATGTCGTGTTCCCTATCTCTAAAGTTCAAGGCCAACATAGGAAGTAATATCTCTTGTTCACCATATTCCTTAATCTTCATACGGTCTTCACAGTATTGTTCATCTATCTTCTTCTGCCACTTAGATTTGCATTCCAAATGACATTGTTGTCCATCTGAAGTTTCATTGGCTTTACCAATATTCTTACCCACAATGGTTTTTCTTTGCTCGGCCATTTTTCCACCCTCATATCCACTACGAATTATCATAGTATTACCATCAGCCTCAATGCTCCACATCTTTATCTTACCGTTACTTGCATTAGCGTATAGCGTTGAAAATACCATTATAGGCTCCTTGCTTTTGCTAGGCCCAGATAAGTTAATTGCCTACCCTTACTGGTTACTTCTATATACCCTAATTTGAATAATCGATCTTCTAAAAAGGTAATGGAATCAAGTTCCAATTGCATCCCACTGGCAATCGACTGTATGGAGTGGCTATCCCCTTGTGCTAATTGCTTTAAGTATACTCTTTCATCTGCAGATAAACCATCCTTAAAGTTTAGGAAAGTTAATCCAGTAGCAACACCCATATCTAATGCCAGGGCCCTCTCTGCTAAATTGAGTGCCTCTCTTGGAACTAATGTGTGCCTCGCGATGTTTAATGCTTCCCTATTTGTCATTTGATATTTACCTTTAATTATCCTCGCCAAATCTCTTGTAGTATAGGGAGGAATATCAATGGTAATTTTAAATCTGGATAATAAGGGTTTGGTAATCAATGCCGGTCTGGTTGTGGCCCCTATTAAAGTAAAGGGAACGAAGGGGACTGTCATTAATCGTCCACCACAGGGTATGGTTAACATTTTTGATTCCATAGGTTGATATAGGATTTCTTCAACTACAGGAGTAAGCCTGTGGATCTCATCAATAAAAATAATATCATTGGGCTTGGTATTTAATAGTACTACATATAAACGTTTCTTATCAAGCGCAGGAGCATTCAATTCAATAAATCTCTGATGAGTTATTCTACCGATTTCCCTACTAAGTACAGTTTTACCACAGCCCCTCGGACCTTTGAAGAGGGAATGTGGAAATGTGCTGGTTTTACTTGCAATTAATTTTAATTCATATAATATAGATTTAAGTCCTACGAAATTCATTTTATCCCCCCTTCATAAGGCACTGTAACTTTAAATGTTCCAGTGGTTGGTGCTAATTTATTCTTTACTACATCACAATTTAACTCATATCCACAAATTATACCTTTTGAACTTAATACTCGCTTCTTAGTAATAAGAACTCGGATTGAAATGAACTGGTGGAAAGCCCTTCCTAATGGGGCTATAAGATTGCCTTTACCTAAGTTAACACGTAATTGATTTAGTAATACGAATGAGGCCCTTGAATGACTTAAGGCTTCTAAATGTTTTACAAAGAAGTCTACTATCATCTCGGGCTCATCCATTCCAACGATGGGGTCAACAACTATTACATCATACTCATTTGCACAATCTAGTATGCCACTTAAATCCCCAGACTGTATCCTGGCTAGTGCTAGTGTCTTTAAATTTATGCCTAGTTTAGAGGCGTGTATGGGATCAAAGGACTGGTCTGCATCCACATATAAAACTTCAGTGGATCGGTTATTTTGTAATACTTTAATTAAATATAAAGCAAATAGGCTTTTACCAACTCCAGCATTACCAAATATTTCTATAAATCTCCCTGCTTGAATGCCCCCACCAATAGCCATATCAAACTCAACTATTCCGGTTGGGATAATAATTCTAGGAATTGGTAGTTTTAAATTATTTTCCACTTTTAATTCTCCTACTTTCTTTAGACAACCTCGCTGTGTGGCATAGTCCCATAACTCCATAGTATCCAAGGGAAAGTTTGTCATTAGGAGTTATCCTTTTTTGTCCACTTAATCGTATTAATTCTGCACAAATAAGTATCAACGCTTTGGCTGGATCAGGCTGTTTCTTATTTAAAGAAAGTATTTTCATCTATCCCTCCTCCTTTACCCACCTTTGGGAGCGTGGGGTTAGTCCTTTTTAATTTTTTGATATTCCTGAGTAACATATATCAAGCAATACTCAAAAAACCTACGCAAATCATTAATACAAATCTGTTTAGTACTATATTTTCTTCCTGTTGCAAGCTGAAATAACTTTGGTATCTTGCTATCTGGGATTAAAAATTCTTTGCTTTTTCTCATCTCTCATCCTTTCTCTGGGGCGGGTGGCTCACTTTTCATATTCGGGACTCCTTAACTTAGGTTACATTTAACTTTTGGTTTTGTAAGGTGCATATAGAACTTTCTACCAGCCAATAATAAAAATAGTTTAGTAACTATGTCCCATTTCTTGGGTTTAAAAAATAGCATATTTACCATTGCCCATCCCATAAGCAAATGCCATAGACACCAACCTATCACTTTAATCATTAACCAAAGTCCTTGATACATAAGTTGAAGATTTTTAGTTACGTTAGAACTTTGTTTAACAATCATTGTACCCTCCTAAATTTCAATTAATCCTGGTTGACGGGATTGGCCTTTTAATGCTATTAGATGCGCGGTTACATAGCAGATATAGTTAGCTTTGCAATACTCATTAGGATTACTACTATATAACCGCATTGACTGAAATCTTACTGGAGTATCAATAAATCGTGCCTGGTCATGTTTAGTATAATACCAGAAACTATTCTCATTCCAGAAACTTACATGGGTTGGGTCTTGAAATGCCCCTCTTCCATCAGTGCTTGGAACATTGATCATAAAATATCCACCAGGAGCCAGCACCCTATAAGCTTCTTTCATTACATGGATTGGATCTTTTAGATGCTCCAATATATCTTGCGCCCTAAGTACTCCTACTGAATTATCCTTAAACGGCCAGGGTTTTGTTAGGTCAATATTATAGTCAGCATCTTTCATATCAACACTCTTATATCCTTTAGGGCAATTAAATCTTCCACCTAAATCTAATTTTAAGAAAAAATTAGTATCAGCCCACTTCTCTACAATCTTAAATATATATTTATCATAGATGCGATAAACATTATTCTGAATCTCAGCGTTATGTTTTAACCAAGTATTATCTCCAGTAATTCTATATAGATATAAACATTTATCTATATGCTTAAATTCAGTAATTAAATATGTCCTTGCAATTAAATCCTGGTCATCTAATACCCTCATATTCTCGGAATGTCCTCCAGCTTTAATATATGCATCTTTTCTCCATGCACGAACATGGTTAGGACAATACCAAATACGAGAAACACTTGCAGGTGTGGAAGCAAATGCAATATACTCATCTAATTTATGCCCTTTATATAGGAATGGACGATACTTCCATCCAAAAGCTGTACTATATAGAGGAGTTGGTTCGAAGTTATTCTTGAAATTAGTTGCATTTGAATGTACAAATCCTATTCTTGGATCTTCAAATGCCTTTCTAATTTCTTTTATGGCATCATCCGTAAGAAGGTCATCGTGGTCTAGCTCAACTAAAATATCTCCAGTACAATATCCACACGCTACTTTCTTTAAAGCTCCAACAAAATGAACATCATTATACTCGAATACCTTTACACGAGAATCATTAAAATTTGGTATTAAAGTATTGTTGGCTACTATAACCCACTCATCAAAGTCCTGATTCTTAATTGAATCATAGGCCTCCTGTAAATATTTTGGGTCATGTGTTGGGGTAAAGATTGATAATTTCATTTTTACTCCTTACTTTCTTCTGGAGGAGTAGGCGGTTTAGGCGGACGCATCATCTGCAGCTGGTCATTTGGTACTACCATAATGCTATGTTCCACCTTTAATGTCAGTCCTTCTCGTTCCAAGATAACATTTATTTCTGCAGATACCTTATCAATCTTATCCTTCATATCCTGCTGTGCCTTCATACGTGCTTGGATTTGTTTCTGTGCCTCATTTTGTTCTAAAGCTTCCTTATTGGGGGTCTCCATATTCACCTCTTTATAAAGAAAGTTTATTTAAGCATTCTTCTGAAGTAGTGTCTTCCTGATAAAAAGTATCTGTATGGTGTCCAAAAATATAATTAGCAATAAATTGACCAAGCCTTTGGTCTGGTACTTTTGACCATTGTTTTTCAAGTAATTTACAGATTCTTTTAATTCTTTTAGGGTCTTTCATTTTTACCTCCGAATTAGGTAGGTGAGGAAAACTTGCTTATTTTCGGGGAAGTCTCCCCCACCATACCCGCTTTGTTCGCTACTACGCACTCACCTGCTAATCGTGGATACTAATTTCCTTTACTGTTCCGTCCGCATTATAATGTCTTTCAATTACTGCGGGTTGGTTTTTTTCCATTCGATCAAGACGAGTATTTAATAACTCCATTTGGCGTTCTTCATAACTCTTACCCATTTTGTAGGTGAGTATAAAGCCAACGGTATCCACCTTGTGCCTTTGAATATTGTATCGCACAAAAGGTTTTCCTGTCCATTTGCGAGTATCAAATAATCTTACTTCCCCCTGAAATACATACTGCGTTCTTTCTAATTTGTTAATACGAGAGTTCATATTATCAAGTTTACTATTCTGTTCATTAAGAGTTGCGGGATCAAAGTCAAGGCCCTTCATTCCCTGTATCCCGTGCTCCCCTTTGTCTCCAATGTCTCCCTTTGCGCCTTCTTCCCCAGGAACTCCTGGCAATCCCACATCTCCCTGGTCACCCTTTGGTCCAACTTCTCCATCGTTACCATCTTTACCATTAATTCCATCTTTACCATCTTTACCATTAATTCCATCTTTACCATCTTTACCATTAATTCCATCTTTACCATCTTTACCATTAATTCCATCTTTACCATCTTTACCATTTAAACCATTAGTTCCATTATTTCCTACAAAACCTTGATTTCCCTGGATACCCTGTAATCCAGTTGCACCAGTAGCTCCTTTATCTCCCTTGTCTCCTTTATCTCCTTTTAAAGAGGGTATACAAGTTGGATTTGTCCAAGTGCCTACATCACTTTGTCCATTTTTTGTTCCCGTATTTACTAAAATATCCCCTAAATTTCCATCATTATTATCCTTAACCGTTTCTACTCCTGCAAAAGCCTTGGTAACAAATAAGATAAGAAATATTAGCCCAATAAGTCCTACCATAAATAATGACCAGTTGGCTTCTATAAACTTGTGTATACCCATTCTCTTTTTTGCTTTACGTCTTACCATTTAAATCCTCCTTGTTATTGGTTAAGCCAAGTATAACATATTTTCTAAAATAATCAACCCAGTTTCTTCCGTGTTTTCCGTTTGCTACCAATTTTTCCTTTACTAACAAATTTCTTAGCCACCTTAGGCTTTTTAACTTCTATTGTATTACAAGCCTCCCCGCAACATTGACAAGGCACGACCTTTTCTCCTTCAACAACTACCATTAAGCTTTCTTTTTTTACATTTCTTCCAAATAACACATAGTAAGTAAAGAATACCATTGCCGTCACTAGACACCCTACCCAGATGAACAACCAAGCACTCATTAAGGCATTATACATTTGTTCCTCCTTTTAGTTAAATCCTTGTTTTACCTTGTTGAACATCATATACTTTCATTGTTTCATCCCAATGCAGTAAATCTCGTGATAAGCAGGTATTCCCTATTATTAAGGAATCAATCCAACTTACCATAACATTTTTTGAATCAATCACTTCCGAAATAATTCCCTCTAAGTCCTTTGTTACAACTCTATCCCCTACTACAAACGCCTTTGTTTTCATTTGTTCCTCCTATTTAAACTTAATTGTTAAACAACATATAACTAATTAAGCTCAATTCCTATTGGCTTAATAATTAAAATGAATCTTTATTACATCTACTATTGGGTCATCTGCTAGGAATACTCTACGATGTGAATTATGGGCAGTTGCTGTGTTACATCGTGATATATGTGGTAAGACTTCGTGGTAGGGCGGTATAATATCTTTAAATTCCATATACTTAAAACATGTTCTACATTCTACATAATTGTCGGAATCACAGGGGGTATACTTTACAAATGTTGCTGATATAAAAGTTTTATTTACCCATATTAAAACCTTAGCCCCCTCTTTAAAGGGTTCTTTAGATTTATAATTTAATTGAGTAAGTAATTCCTCTAATTCTAAAATACCATCTAGAATATTCATATTGTTCCTCCAAGTTCTCTTATGTAAGCTTGTATAGTTTGATTTAATGGTCGTTTTGAGTTTGCGGAACAATTAGTAATTATATTCTTGGTATCTTTACCGCATCGCTTACATTTACCATCATTATAATTCTTTGAAGTCCAAGCACATTCATAACCACATTTAGAACAAGCAATAATTCCTACATAGTTTGTTTGTACAGTTAAGTGTATTTCTGGTTTAGGCATTATAGTTCCTCGGCTGTTTCTAAGGCATCTAAATTTATCCTATAACACTTCTTTAATACCTGTTTGCATTCTTCAATACAGGTTTTATCTTTATTAAGGGTTATTCGTTTATTGCGAATGGAGCTAATGATTTCCTTTAACCGCTTCATTTCATCGTCAATCTGTATTTCTTTAGATTTTATACCATCCCGTAAAGTACTCACATACTTATAAAGTATTCCAGCTAATATACTTATTTCGTCAATATGCCTTCTTACTCTTTGGTATTTAGATTCCCCCGTTTCTGTATCTTGCATTTTATCCTCCTACATTAAATAGACTGCAACCTCTACAGAATTTAATTTTTGACAATTAAAGCCAGCCATATACCCAAACGGAGGCTTAGCTATATTTAGGGATTTAATCCTATACTTTATGTGGTGACATTTATTACAGAACTTATTTGTACCCTTATAGCTACAATCTACTTCGGGTGTACATTTTTCAAGGCTAGTAATCCTGCCAATAATAACTCTAAATTCTTCCCCATTTGTAGGCCGCTTAAATAAAACTATATCTTTGACTTTAAATGTTTTCATAACAGCTCCACCATTACCTCGGCTTCTGAAATTTGTATCATATCAAATCCCGCCAAAGAAAAATCATAGGGTTTCTTTTTCCCTAGATTAAAAGACTTGGGTTTAACTGGTTTTCGTATATTTAAACCCCGATACATAATGCCATCACATTTAGAACAAATCTTCTTCTTGCCTGATTCAGTTTTACCCCAGATACAGCTAGCTTCTTGACAGAGCCTAGTACTTACTATTTTAAATATGAGAATCTTATCTTCCTGATATTTCCATCTTGATTTCCTTTTACACTTTATAAATGTTCCAATCTCAAACATTCTATTCTCCTTGTGTTAAGTATAGCATATAAAGTGGGATTTGTCAAGTGTTTCCTTGAATTATTGGCTATTGTTAGGGATTAATTAGTATAACCATCAATATGATTTGAGCTTAAAATCTAATTTTCAATAATTAATCCGAGTTTTATCTTAATTGCTATCGAGCATATAGCATTCAAGCCTAAAGCAAATCTAACATTACTTGTAATTGCTCTTGTTCCGTAAGAAATTCAATATCCCAAATCCAAGCATCCCACCATATTCCGTGTGTAGAGTATTTAGTGGGGTAATACAATTCCACCGTTTCCTTACCTAAAATCTTTATTTGACCCACACAACCTTTTCGCCCGTCATTTACCCACATACCTACTTCAAAGAGATTGGACATAATAATCAAACCTTTCTTTAGGGGTTAATCTTCTAAGCTTCCCCACTTGCGTATACCAATAAGTTCCTCTGTCATTCGTAAGTCTTATAGTACCGTCCATATCTATTTCCCCATCAATTCTACCTATTATCTTACTCTCTTTATCATAGACTATTCTACCTATTTTACAGGCTTTCTCCCTATTTATTTCTATATATCCAGCAATTATAAAGGGTAAAGCTATGAGTAAAACAGCTACAATAGGGTTATTTAAATGAATAAACCAGTTAAATAGGCTAATTAACATTAGTTTTCTCCTAGTATAGTATTGACTATATCATCCAAAATACCCAATAGAGTACTGAATATATCATCAAATAAGTGAATTAAGGTGGGAGACATATAAATTCTCCTCTCATTCTCTGCTAACACAGAGTTCTCGAAATCGAGTTTTTTGCTAATCGTGCCTCTAGCGTACTTGCTAACGCACCTTTCTCAAAGTGCTTAATAATTATTTACTATCTTCTCTGCTTCTATCTTCTCCAGTAATTCAGGAGTGGCTTCACAGCAGTGGTATGTACAGAGAATGGTGGTAGCATAACAGTTATCATTGGGTATATGTGGCCGACTATGCTTACAGGGAGCATAATCACAACAAGTTCCAGCGCGTGGACAGATTCGTTTTTCCATTAATAGGCCTCCAGCATTAATTCTGTTTTAGTTTTATGTGAGCAGTTACAAGTATTTTGTTTACTAGAATCACTATTATAGCAACAATCTATCCCCTCTTTAAACTTTGGGGACCTTCTCCACCTATGCAACCTAGAATGAAGACATGCTCTTTTGGATGAACAGGTCTTGTAGCCCTGACAAATTACCCATCCTTTAATTGGCTCCCACATATCTTTACGTTGTTTAGTAGGCATAGATTAGCTTCTCACCCTTCTTTAAAGCTCTACATCTTACTCTAACCGGAAATGATAGAGTTAGGCCAGTACATAAATCAGGATCAAGGCAGGTAGTCTTTGTAGCAAAGGATCTTCTTAGTATAGCAGAAAAGTCAACAGTTGTATGTGGTTTAATATGGTGGCATCCTTTAGCTTTACATTCTTTGTAGTGGTCACAGATCACTTCTTTAGACATTTAGGCCTCCCTTGGTAGCCCTGAGGGGGGAATAACTTTTCCATTAGTTTCATTGAGTCTCCTTTAATAATAGATTAAAATTTCCTCTTCCTTAGTTAGTTTTCTACACTTTACCTTTCTCCCAATATTAGATTCATAATAACACTTAGGGCCATCACAACACCCATGGCGTGCCACATGGGCCACCTTGGCGGGACACTCTTTATTAGTACACTTTAACCACTTGGAACATATTAACTTTACCATTAATAGGACTCCAATAGAAGTCCTACTTTGGTCATTGGGATACAGTCACAGTGGGAAGGACCAAGTATTTGGTTGAAACATTCTTGATGACTTGGACGGCCTTCTTCATTTTTTATCCACTTATGTAACTTATGATGGGGACAACCCATTTTGGAACGGCAGTCTAGGTGACCCCTACATATTACAGTTCCCTTTATTGGTTCATAACTATCTGTTCTAATTTTAGTAGCCATAGATTAGCTCCTCCCCCTTTACTAGGGGCCTACAGGTACCATATCCAGCAGGTTCAGCAGAACAAAAGTGACCACATCTAGAACTATGTTCATGTGGCTTATAACATAAACAGTCTGGAGAACCACAGGTATTAAGCTTCTTACAGATCCATTTCCGCTTGGTATACTTTGGTAAGCGTACGGGCCCATGTGTGCTCTTCATCAGTGTATCCCCACTTTGATGGCCAGCTTCCCGCGGATCTTACAAAGGTTGCATCCCCGGCAGTTCCCCGCGCATGTTACCTTGTGCTGGGCCAGGCTAACTTTAGGTACGGCCGTGAAGCTATTGTGAATCATAAACCCTGAGCCATTCATGATCAGGTTGCTCGGGCACTTACCAAAGGCTAGGTCCTTACGGGCCGTGTATCCATATAACGTAACATCAATAGCCCCAAGTATTTCTGCTATTTTGATCAACTTGTCTACGTCTGCTTGGTCCCTGAAGTCTCCTGCTTCTGAGATCCGAATGTACTTGATTGGTTGCTTGGTAGTCCTGGAAACTTCCTTCCAGAGATCCATTGCAATCGTGGCCGGATGATTCTGGTCCCAATACTCAGTCTGTTTACTCCGGTAAGGCAGGACGGCTTTATACATGCGCTCAGCCTTCATAGCATAACACTTGGTACCTAGAGCACAAAGACCCAGCTTCCGAGACATGCAATCGGCCGCGCTGGTGATGTTCAAGATCAAGGTATCAGTCCCCAACTTATGGTTCCCTCTGCTTACTAACATAATGCTCCTTTCAGTTATTTGGTTAAAGTATAACACATCTTTGTTGATTTGTCAAGTAAATTGTGCTTAATTGCTATTCCCAATAATAATTGTAATTATTGCACTTGTTACCCCAGGGTAGAATGGCCTAGCTACTGGCGTTTTATAGAGCCAATTTAAACGATCTTGGTAGAACCTAGGCATTGGGCTTCAGGCGACTTCTTAGGACCACCAAGGGGCCTTAAACGTGGTTATGTACATCCCTAACTAGAGTTAAGTTCTTGTTCTTAATGTACTTACGTACAGATTTGATCTGTTGCTGGACATAGAGATACAAAGCTTCCGCCCTTTGTAGGGACTCTAATAATAGTTCTAACCCACAGATACAACATAAGTTATGCCGCATCATAAAGAACTTGTCTGTCTTAAAGAACATTGCTAGGTGTTCTTCTCCAGCTGAGATAGGAATGCCACACCGGTTGCAATGCCTGCCTCTGAAGGCCCGTTGTCTTCGTGGTAGATCCGGCGTAAGGACCATAGTCTCAGGGATATCTACCAAGTGCCATTTAGCGTTCTTACGTACAGCTTTACTCATATAACCTCCTCTCATTACAGAAGATAGAATGCTAGTTCTTCGTCTGTTAGTTTCTGCATGTTATATCCTGCCCAAGCTCCTAGATGACCTTCTTGATAATTCCTTCCTTTACCTGCAATAACTCTACAGTCATACATAGAACCATCACATTGCTTACAAACTTCCCCACTTTCTTCCCTATGCGTTCCTCCGTCCCTATAGGTACAATCCGAAGCACTACAAGATTTGACATGCTCAATCCGTGCAACACGTTCCCACGATTCCCCATCCCTCTCCCTAACCAGCCTAACTATATCTCCAACTTTGTACTTTTGTGCCATAATCCCTCCTTTTGAGCCTATTTTTGTGGGGCGACTACCAAGTATTTTTAAAATAATTCTATTATACCCTAAATTAGGTATATAATCTATCTTAGGGGCCCCCAGGGGATAATACAAGTACTTAAAGCTTTAGTATTATATAAATATATAATACTAGTGTTGTTATTTTTCCTTAATGAGATTTAGATAAGGAGCTTACCAAGACTATTCCGCGGGATTTAGAGCTCTTTGTAGCAGATATACTGACCATACTTCTGTACGACAGCATCAAGGGCCTGGGTTTTGGCTGCCACCTTGGCGTCTACCTGACAGATCAACCCATCAATCAACTTGGTAATAGCATCATAAGTTTCCGGTTCAGAGATCCGAATATAGTCTGAGAGCATTAATCTTTCAACTATCTGAAAGCATACATGAGAAGCCTTGTTCTTTTCTAAGGAAATTGAGATATCACGATCATTAAGCTCAACAACTAACCTAGTAGCAGTAAATGTGTGATCACTATCATTTTCCCCTTTACTTGCCTCCATCTCCTCAGATCCTTGAATCTCTACGGGAGTACCAAGCGCTACCTTTTCTTCGTGTGTAAGATTAACATCATTATAGTTGGATCCAAAGAAGTGAGTACTACGGATATCTTCAAGTACCTGCTTTAGATTATCCACCGTCGTGGGATCCTTTGCTATCTTCTTTATCTCATCCCACTTCTTAGATAGATCTGCCAACCACTTCTTATTTTGCAAAGACTTACAATGAGGGCCATTAATAAGAAAGTGTAACCAATTACCCTCTGGTCTATGGTGGTGTCCTACATATCCATAATGCTGACGAATTCCAGAACCGGTAAGGGAGAATGTGTGCCCCCCATAGAAGTCTCCCTCAGTGAGTTTTATCTTCTCAGTTCTTAATATTAACTTTTGAGATGCACACAGAACTATAGTCTCGAACTTGTTGCTATAGAATGTGTTAATATCCATCTTCTTACAGGATGCGTTTAAGCGATCCAGCTTAGCTTGTAACTTCTCATACTTTAACTTTTCTTCTCTTGGAAATATCACTTGGTAACTCCTTTCTATTTAAAGGCTTCAATAAAGTATTTCCTACCACCCTTAATAGTGGTTCCTAACTTAGACTTTATTTTCTTCTTTGCTTCTACAGCAGTCTTTGCTATTACTGGTATCTTACAGTGAACTATGTACATATAGTTTGCTTTCTTTTTTAATACTCCTTTCTTACGGCGTGGATTAGAATTTCCTTCTTGGTAGCCCTACGAAGAAACTTACCGTGTACAACTCCCATTTGGGGCTGACTAATAAAGTCTTTTCCTCCACCCCCAAGATGTTCATGCCTGTAGAAACCATCCTTTGATACAGTGTCATTATCCAGAATCCTTACCAAGCAGTTATCCATTGGAGCATTGATCTGAATCGCGTACTCACCTTTCTTGAACTTGGTACTCTTTGCCATCTTAACCTCCTTAGTATTGAACTTCTTCTGGTCCTATCTTCTTAGCTTTCATATACAACTCTAAATACATATTTTGTTTCTCGTGGTCTAGTTTACTTTCCCACCAAGCATAAGCTTCGTCCATCAAGGTCTCAATTGGTATCTTGGTTCTAGCATATGGTTCAGACATTTTCCCCTCTCTTTCTTAACTCCCTGTTAATCTCTTCCAAATCTTTTTTATCGATATGCATACCTGAATCCAGCATCTCCAGCCTGCTATTCTTTACTTGGTACAGTTCTGTTATTGACATCCCTTCCCAGATCTTGCGTCTAAGTTCTTTGAATCCTAGAATCAAGTCTTGTTCCATAATACCTCCTTAGTAGTGTTTTAATACTAAAATCATAAGTTGTTTTTTAGTAATGGGGTCTAGGTGCTTTCTAATATCCGCATAGTTATAATAGTCATAATGTTGACCATTAGGGTCCGAAACAAACTCTTCCCCATTTTTAAAGAACCTACCCTGATAAGTAACTCTCCAATTCTTAAGACCTGGTCCTTTCATTTTTCTAATTGTATACACATTACCCTCACCATCACCTTGTGTGTAATACTTACTTAATCGCATAGGTATGTCCTTTCACTACTATCTCAGTTAAGGATTCAAGATTCACCATCCTGAAAGCCTTCTTCTGGAAATCAAATACGGTCATAAGTCCTTTATCGAAAGGGTCATATGCCATACCCTTACCTGTGATTCCCTTGGTCACATCAAGCCTGCCTACCAAGTTCCTTACGGTACCATCTGTTCTCTTCACGAAGGTTGCCCTGAAGACTGTTCCATTGGTAGCCCTTAACAACTTGACTGCTCTTTGAAGTGTGACTTTTGCTGGTCTTTTCATTACTAGCCTCCTTTAGTTAAAAGTTATCCCAGCCTATCTTGGCTCGGAATTTTATGTTCTTGGTAGCTTCCTTAAGTTCTTTCATCCCAGCCGCAGAACACGCGGGACAATACTTATGGACACCACCACCAAACCTATTACTATAAGTCTGGGTAATTATAGCAACTCCATTAGGTATTTGTTTTCTACAGCAGGAACAATTACCTTTAGCTATCTTTTCTTTTAAGGTTCCGTCTTTCATTACTGCCTGATACTTCTCCCACTTAAAGATTACTACATTTAATCCGAACATCATTAGTCCTCCTTTCTTTTATAACTCTTTGAATACCAAATACTGCCCATACTTATTTGTAACTACATCTAAGGCAGTCTGCTTCGCTTTTATGTGAGCTTGGCACTTGGTAATATGTTCCTGAAGCAGGTCCATTATCTGGGTATAAGTAGGCTCCTCAGAAATCCTAAGGAACTCTATGAAAGTTGCCGCGCTAGATACTCCCAGAATCACGTCTGCGTCATAGCTCTTTCCACGATACATATTTGTGGAAAGACTAACTGAGCCAGGAGTGCAGAGAGAAAGAGCCTTAGAAGACCAGCCACTACTTGTAGTTAATATTAGTTCAGTGGTCTTGTCCTCTTTGTCTTGTTCCCCTACTTCTATATTTCCAAATATACTGAAGACCTGATTAGACTTAACGTGAACTGCATAGTTTTCATCTTCAATACCAAGTTTACTAATGTCTT